TCCCTCGCGGCAAGCGATCGTCGGTGGTTAGTAACGCGCTAGTGAATTTCCTTGGCCGTTCCCAGTAATCACTTCTGACTCGATCTCCCTGGTAAGCGACGCCATGCGCGCGAGCTCGCTCTCCGTTACCATATGGACGTGGTGTTCCACGCTGCCTGAGTGTTCGATCTGAATCGGTTGTTCGGCCCCGGTTACCCTAGCAATCACGCGAATAATATCCACCCGCGTATTGGCGTACGGATGCGTGGGTTGGCCACTTGTGCGGGCCGCAGCCATATCCTTCATCACTTCGGCATACGTGCGACCGAGCTCAAGAAGAATCGCTTGACGGTAGGAAACGGTGGATCGCTCGGATTCATTGATTAGTTGATCCAAGCGATGCTTGAGATCGCGCCGAACCGTCTTCTCATTGACACCAAGGCGCTCGGCCATCTCCTGGCGCGAAAGCCCGAGGAAAATGAAACGCTCAAGCTGCAGGATGCGCCGGGACCGTTCTACTCGCTCAAGTTTGTGAGCCCCTGGCATCCTGAATCTCCTCGAAGGTTCTGCCATCGCCAGACAATCGCACTGCGTGGCCGGTAAACATTTGCCAGCGGCGGACGGCCATATCGACATAGAGCGGCTCAATCTCGCAGCCGTAGGCCACACGGTGCGTTGACTCGGCGGCAATTAGCGTGGTGCCAGAGCCCATGAACGGATCGTAAACAGCGTCACTAGGAACCGTGTGGTTCACGATTGGGCGCCGCATACATTCGATAGGCTTTTGGCATCCATGATCACTAACAAAATCTTCCCCAGAATGCGCTTTCACCATATTTATGTGCATCACTGATGATTCATAAGCGTTACCGTGCCAATTGGCGATTTTTCCTTTAAGCACGGCATAACAACACGGTTCATGCTGGTAGCTATAGTGTCCTTGCGAAAGCGCAGCGTGCTCCTTAACCCAAATTAAAGTCGCTCGAATTTGGTAGCCTATCCGTTCAATCCCAGCCATCACTTTCATGGAAAGAGCTCCAGGCGCGTGCCAAATATAAATAACGTCAGCACTAACGATTTTAAAAGCTTCTGACCAATCAGCTATTTCATCGCCTTTAATCTCATCGCCTTGACGATTCATGTATTGATCGCGTTTTACACCAAATGGTAAATCCTCGCGCCAACTTGGATCATATCGCACGCCATACGGAGGATCACTTACTAAAACAAGTGGTTTCACGCCATTCAATACCGCAGACACAACCACCCCATCCGTACAATCCCCGCAAATCAGCCGGTGCCCGTCCATCTCCCAGACATCGCCCAGCCGCGACACCGCGATTTCCTGAATAGCCGGCGTATCGTCCTCACCAGCTTGCGGGTCGCTGAACCCGAGAAAGTCGCCGATCTCTTCCGGATCAAACCCGGTAAGCGCCAGATCAAAGTCCTGGTCAGTGTGTAAATCGGCCATCACGCTGGCCAGCAGTTCATCGTCCCAGTCCGAATCCAGCGTCAGCCGGTTATCGGCGATTCGATAAGCTTTCACAAGCGCCGGCGTCAGGTGCTTAAGCCGGATACACGGCACCAACTCAATCCCGAGCTTTTGCGCGGCCAATAACCGACCGTGGCCAGCGATCACCTCGAGTCCATCAGTAACCAGGATTGGCGTGGTCCACCCGTACACCTGGATCGATTGCATGAGCTTGGCAACATTGGGTTCCGGATGAAGCCGCGGATTGGTAACACACGGAACCAGTTGAGCGATTGGGACTTGCTCTAGAAAGGTCGTTTGGACAACTGTGGACACTAAAGAGGCGATTTAACGCAAAGCGCCGTAAAACGCAACAATGTTTCGCGTGAAACAGTTTAACACATTGATAAGGTGTTACGCTGAAAACGCGCGATTGATCTCCATATCCGCAGGCGCGAGATGGGCGTAATGGCGCTCTACGGTCTCGTAATCATCACCGAGCCAATGAGCAATTTTCAGTAGCGACGTGCCTGCTGTGGCGTGCAAACTGGCGAATGTGCGCCGGCAATCATGGAAGCACATGTGGACGTTTTTGCGGGCTACGTAATTCTCGAAACGGCGACCGAAATCGAACCGGTAGCGGGACCTTCCGCCCGGCTTCTTCCCTGGCGCGATCATCCAAGGGACACGGAGACCGTACACGCGAAGGAACGCGAGGAAATCATCGGTGATTGGAATGGTGCGATCCTCGTGATCTTTGGTGTCCCAGTCCTCGGAACGGGTAACGTGGAGGAGTGCCTCGGGCAGGCTAAACCATTCTGGGCGTGACATCACGACCTCGTTAAAGCGGAGACCGGCGTGAAATCCACAGAAGAGGCAATACTTGAGTTCCTGGTCCTGGCACTCGCCGATCAGCATTTTAACGGTGGCGCAAGAGACGAAGACTTTCCGAAACGGTTTGCGGTGACGGGGGAGAAAGACGCCAACGGCCGGGTTGTTGCCGGTAACAAGTTTTTCGGCGATCAGCCAGTCAAAGAACTTGCGGATCGAGAAGAGATACGCGGCGACGGTAGACACCTTGACGGATTCCCGTTTGTGATCGGCCCAAGTTTGGAGAGATTCGGTTGAAACAACGTCTAGAGATACAAAATCGCGGGACCAAGCATTGAGGACTGTGGCTAGGTCACGGAAATAGTTGGGCGAGAGCCGTTGGCATTTAAAATCCAAGTACCGATCCAGTGCTTGCATAACGCTATAGATGCTATTGTTCTTATCGTTTTTGCGACAAGCATAAAAACCATTAAAAACGCTTAAATGGGGTTCAAGAGATCGCCGGTTCAAATCCGGCCGGCCCGATCAAACCATTTATTTTCTCCATGTCAAACGCACCACCAGAGGCTTAGCTTACGATTTTCAATTGAGCGATCGGTCGCCGTCGTTGAGGAATTTCTCGATAATCATTTGTAACGTCACCGAAACACTCCTGCGATCGCGGTTGGCAATCGCCTCGATTTGTTTTTTTGTGGGCAGATCTACATAAGCCGAGAGCTGCGCCAGTGTTCGTCTGCGTGCCATACATTATGGTAATGGGCCACATATCGGCGAAAACTTTCTCATAATCAAGAATAATGTTTTACGCTTTTCTTTACGCGAGTTTTGATTGGTATTTCCGGGTGCAGGCCATTTCCGCGTTTCAGGCGCCGATAATGCGGCTGGCATAACCCGGAGCGACCCTCAGCGACGCGCAAACAGGTTTGGACGGAGCATTTTTTCCAGCGGCTCATGAGCTTCTTAAAACCTCGCTTAACGGCAAGGCCCGATCGCTCCTTTTAGTATGCTGTTACATGCATACTACTAAAGGAGTGCGTTTTTAGGCCATTTTTTTTGCGTAAGTACCTTTATATTAGACACTTGCGCTAGTAAAAAACTTACTTAACCAACCCTCATAATCAAACGAATCTTCGTCTTCACATTTTGTAACTCCTTGATTCTTAGCCACTTGATGAGATTGCTCTACCAAACGAGCTTTTATAAGTCGTTGATAATCAGTAAATAAATATTTGCGCTTTTTTTTCTTAATCCACCCTTCATTTTCAGCGCGAGTCGCCAACTGACTTACGCGCCCTCCTGTCACGTTCATTGCGGCCGCGATCTCTGAGCAAGTATTCATTCCATCCCTTACTAAGGCTTTAAAGATGTCGATCGGCCTGAGTCCCGTATCTGTTCGATAAGGAAGTATTTTTGGTACAATTCGCGCTCCGCAATAGGCGCACTTTAACTGGTCATCTGAATTCATTTTAAGCTCGTTTTTGCTTTGTTTACTCATTCTTTCCTCTGTCGTTTACCAACTATTTAGTTTTCCATTTAGTTTGTGATCACGTACTTTCGCGACTTTTTAGCCAGCCACCCTTCTTTCTCGCCCTGCGTAGCCAACTGACTGACGTACCCAGCCGAAACGTTCATCTCGTCGGCCAACATTGTGCAGGTATCGAGCCCGTTCTCTATCAGGCGTTTAAAGATCTCGATTGAGGACGCTTCTTTGACTTCAACAAGGGTTTCCCCGTTATCGCCTGGCGAATAGATCCATTCGTAAGTCCGCGGCTGGCGCATCGCGTTGCGCCATTTCGTGAACCGGCTGATAAAATGGGCGCCTTTCTGGTCACTGGCGTCGTTTGGCTCGTCAAGGCGCAAGATCCAACTGGCCGGATCCTCGCGCTTGGAAACCCCGCGCATCTCGTTATTACGGCCGGCGTGATGAATGAAAATGACCGTGATTCGTTCCCGACGAAGCCGCAATAGCCACGGTTGGATGAGCTCCCAATCGATCGTCTTGTTTTCGTCGATGCCGCTGGCCAAGGTTGAAAGGTTATCCATGCAGAGCATCTCGAACCCTTTGACACGGCACATGGTAATGGTTGCCTCCTGAAACTCAGGGTCAGCGAGATTCATGACTTTTCCGGTGCGTTCGAAAAGAATCTCGTGATTGATGTACGCTAAAGCGTCCGTTGGTGCTCCAAGCGCGTAATCGCGCCGTTTGATCTCAGCCGCTGGCATCTCGCCATCCAGGTACAATACCTTCAATTGCTTGTGGATGGGCCAGGGACCTACTTTCTGCTTCACGGCAACGCCGTGTGCGAGGTGCATCGCCAGCCATGTCTTGCCCAATCCGCGGGCCGCGAAGATGTACCCGAGATCGGCGGCGCAACACCAGTCGTCTATCACTGGAATACGCGGGATCGGGTCAAGCGCCACCAGCGCATCACTTGTGCATGTTCCAGCACAGAGACATTCCAAAAGCGAATCGTTGCGCGCATTGGCTATCCCTTGAGTAACTCTTGCTAGTTTCCGTTCGAAAATAGGGATCGATGCGCTACACTCCGTTTTTGTGTCATACAGATTATTGACCCATTCCTTGCCGGCTATAATGCCTTCCCGCCGGTAGTAAGTGTCCAGTACTCGGCCCAAATAAAACTCGTGGTTCGCATCCGTTTTTACAAAGTCCCAGAGCTCGCTTAAATAGACTTTGCCACCTGCCTCCTCTAGTTTTCCTTGGCCTCGAAGCGTCTCAATAAGCCACAGAAAATCGACCTCCCGTTCCGGGTGCGTCCACTCGGCGATCGCTTCGTAAATCAAACGGTGCGCAGGAATGTAAAACGCTTCAGTCCGTAACACGGCCGCACAAGCCTTGTGGACTTTGTCCGGCGCTAAAATCAAAGAACAAAGCAACCCGCGTTCCCCATCTTCGCTGCACGGCATCGGCGTCGGCTGCTCGTTTCCATTGTTCATGGCAAGCTTTCATATTTTTACTTGGCAAACTGCAGCCGAGCCGCTTCCAGGTGTGCATAGTGGGTTTCAACATCCGCTCTGATTTCTACGAGCCGGTCCGCATTAAAGAGCGGTTGCTCCAGTGACGATGTAAGGATCACCCACGCATCCGGCACGATAATGTCCCGAAGCATCAGCCGATCGACGGCTGAATTCTGAATGCCGAGCTGTTTAGCGAGGCCGGAACGCATGTAAAACTTTTCTCTCAAAGATTTTTTTTCTTTTCCGTTGACCATGGCGCAAAGTACTTTACTGTGCCGTACCATACAACAATAAACTTTATTAAAATGAGTAACCCTATTGCGGTCGCCGAGCCGCCAACCAATTCCCAAACTCAAACCGACGAGAACCCGTTTACCGCGCAAGCGGCTGAGGAGACACGGAAACCCGAGCAACCAAGCCTGCTCTCCCATATTCGAACCGGGAAACGTGTCCGGCCGATTATGACGCTGCTTTACGGCGCGCCAGGAATCGGCAAATCAACGTTTGCCAGTAAATCGCCACGACCAATCTTTATCCCGGTTGAACGCTCAATTGATCAACTGGATGTCGAATCCTTCCCGACGCCGCGCACGTTCGAAGAGTTCTGGAAACAGCTCCTTACGCTCGACACTGAGGATCATCCCTACCAGACAATCGTAATCGATACGGCCGACGCCCTCGAGGCGCTCGTGTGGGCCCGGGTATGCGCCAAAAAGAAGGTGCAATCAATCGAGGAACCTAAGTATGGCGACGGGTACACAGCGGCGCGAAGCACATGGCGCGGGTTACTAACCCAACTCTCCGACATGAGCGAACGTTTCAACGTTATTATCCTCGCGCACGCACATGTTAAATCCTTCACCGATCCGACACTAACCGCACCCTACGATGTCTGGAAAATCAAGCTGCACGATAAGTCGGCCGATGTCCTGCGCGAAATGGTAGACAACATCCTGTTCGCCTCGATGGATATCGAGCTCCAGAAAAACCGCCCTGCGGACCGTAAGGGGAAGGGCGTAATGAGCGGTGAGCGCATTATCAGGACCACGCCAGCCACAGGGTACGAGGCTAAAAACCGCTTTAATCTCCCTGACAGCATGCCACTTGAATGGCAAGCACTTGAGGACGCCGTAAGAGAGTTTTACGCCAAATAACACTAACTGCATTCACTTCTAAAAACCACCAACACCTATGTCCTATAAATACAACGAGCCAGCACCAGCACCCGTCTTTGGACCAATACCTGAAGGCACCTATGATTTCACGGTCCTCGAGGCCGGTGAACCGTACGAATCAACCAAAGGTAATGATGTGCTGCCATTGAAACTGCAAGTAGGCCCTGAGAAAGCCCACATCTATGATAATCCATCCGCAGGCACCGACAAGCACGGTGAACCATTCGACAAGATCGCGCAGTTCCTTAAGGCATGCGGACGCGCACCGGCAATTGGCCAGGAACCCGCATGGAATAAGCTCGTCGGAGCCAAGGGCCGCGCGCGCATCAAGATTGAGATCGCACAGCAAGGCAAGCTGGCCGGGAAGGAAGTCAATAAGATCGGGTATTACGTGTTTGCGACCGATATCCGGCCAACCAAGGAAGTTACGCGCCGGCCCAACGCGATGAGCGCGTCAGTATTGCCAAGCCGGCCGCACGACCCGGATCTGGACTCCCTCGAACCAGATAACATTCCGTTCTAGCCCTTCTGGGACCAGCACGCCGCAGCGTCGCCGGCGAGAGGATTGATCAACCAGCGACGCACACTTTTTATGAGCGATGTTATTGAACAACCTATTGATGAGCGGAGAAATATGCCATCGGCAAGCGCATTCCCGAGGTACGATCTTTGCAAGGGCTCGTTTCAAATGGAACAGGAGGCACGCCGGCTCGGGCAGGTGGCGCACATTGGCGGGAAAGATGCGGATCGAGGCACAAAGATCCATGCGTGGTTAGCCGGTGAAAGCGTGGAGCTTGAGCCAGACACACTTGCAGATGCCGAAGCACTCAAGGCGCGAGCCGACGAACAGGAAGATCGCATCTTTGGCGAAGGAACCGCGCGCAATGTTTTGGTCGAGCGCCGCCTGTGGTTTAATACCAAGAAATCAAGCCTTTCGGTTTCCTGCCGATTTGATCGCACGGTTTATAACGATAATACCGCCTTAACGATCAATTTTAAAACAGGCTGGCGCGAGCCGGACCCTGTAAGGCTAAACAGCCAGTCCAGAGTCGAGGCGGTATTGGTAGCGATGGCGCTAGCGGAAGCAGGTATCCGGCCACAACGCTTTATCGTCCAACTCGTTACGATCCCCTTCGGGGTCTTCGAGACTGAGTTCTCCTGGGGTGAGCTCCGCGACATTTACAACTGGATCGTTGATATGCTGGTCCAATTGGAACGGCCTAACGCCGCGCTCACACCGCACCCAGACGCGTGCAACTATTGTCCGGCACTATTGATATGCCAGGCGGCCAAAGACTTGCTGGCGCCCATCACAAAGACGCGGGCAAGCGCGATTTCACATGACCCGCGTCGCCTAGCTGAAAGTCTGGACTCAATCGACGTAATCAGAGATTACCTGGACGAATTCAAAGCGTACTGCGAGGCCGGCCTCTTAGCCAACCCGCCAACGCTCAAGATCACCGGGTACGCAATGGTTCCGGGCGCGGAGAACCGAAAGTTTATGGACGTTGCGGCTGCAAAATCCCGAATGCGTGAATTGTTTATTATGGACGGTTCCGACAGGTATTCGGAGGTCGACAAATTGAAGACCCATACTCCGGCAGCATACCAAAAGATTTATGCGCAAAACTTTAACCGCGACCCGAAAGAGGTGCGTGAAGCGTTCGATAAACTTATGGATGGCCTTATCGAAACCAAGCAGAACAAGCCATCGCTCAAGCGCGTAAATGGAACGGCAACGGTAAAACAACTCGAATGACAAATGGAACCCCTGATCTCATTTCTCCTGTTCCTTTTCGGCGCCTATTTCTTCTACCGCCTTGGCCGATTCGTCGAACGCCGACTTTGGCTTAACGCCGTGCCGATCATGAACAAGGTTAAAACTAAACAACACAACTACGAACACTCGCAAAACTAGCTATGGAAATATTTTTCATCCTTATCATCCTCGTTATGACAGGCTTCGCCGTGCTGGCCGGCGCGGCCATTCAGATGGCGAAAGCCGACAAACAAGACCGAGAAGCACAACGATTGCTCTTTCATTCACGATCGCCGTACTATCGTAGAAAGCGAGACCGGTGATCATCGTTCGCTGTGCTGACTGGGCTGGGATACACAAAGGGAATCAGCCTGTAATCAGGGTTACACATGAACACGATTTATCGCGCACGGATGTTACGCACGGCATTTGCGACCAGTGCTTATTACTACTGAAACAAAAAGAACTGTTGCTACACAAATGAAACGCATCCTTGACTTTCTTTGGGTACATTTCGGGTACGTTGCCGCGTTTCTCGCGCTCATAGCGACAATTATGATTTTTCTGCATGCGCTATGAAAAACGTTGCCATGACACTGGTTGCTGTTGCTGTACTGGTGATCTTATATTTGGTTGCTGTTTTCCTATACATCACTCTCTGCGATCCTTACTGACACTATGCCAATTATTCGCTCCAATGTTCTCAAGCTAATGCAAGAACAAGACCGGAAACAGTTCGGTAAAGCTGGTCTAACGCCGTCCGAATCGGCACACAAACAGGATCACCGGGCCGAGATCGATATGCATAATCTTTTTAAGGGGTTCCTCTACAGGATGCGCTTGAGATACATTTACGCGAACCCTAACAAACGATCTACGCTGCCGCCAGGCTGGCCGGACTTTACAATCTTCGGACCGATCGCCAAGGTGCTCTTCCTCGAATTTAAGACCGAGACTGGCGTAATCTCGGAAGATCAGCGCGATGTGATGGAATCATTGGCGATCCTCGGCCACACGGTCTATATCCCGCACTCGTACGAGGAAGCGCGGGATCTAACCGGCAAACATTTTGGGTTGTTCTAATGCTAACTCACCTAGCGCTTTTCACCGGCATCAACGGCTTTGGGATAGCTGCGGAATGGGCCGGGTTCGAGACAATTGGATTTTCAGAAATCGATCCTTACTGCTGCAAATTACTCAATGAAAAATGGACCAACATCAGAAATTGGGGAGACATCACAAGAGCCGATTTTTCCTTACTTCGAGGACGAGTTGACGTTCTTAGTGCCGGTGTCCCTTGTCAGCCCGCGAGTCTTGCCGGGAAGCGAAGAGGCGCGAGCGATGACCGTTGGCTCTGGCCGGCAACTTGCGATGTTGTTGAATCAGTCCAGCCCGCTTGGTGCATTTTCGAAAATCCTGATGGAATCCTCAGCCTGGGGGAATTCGCTGGAGTGCTGTCACGTCTGGGAGCTCTTAGATACGCGGTTCGAGCTTTCCGCGTTCCAGCTTCGGCGCTGGGAGCAGGACATCAGCGATACCGGGTGTTCACTGTTGCCTACAATAACAGTGCCGAACGGTGGCCGCGTGAATCCGGAGGGCACGTCGACAACGGGCAAGAAGCCGGATGGGAGCAAAGCTCAAATGGATCTACGGCACACGATCAAGTTGGAGTTGTCACCGACTCCGCGAACGGAGGGATTCGACGCCGACAATCACAGGGGGAACCCGGACAGTTTGCACGCAGTTGCGAAACTAACGGCCACGCCTTCGGCTCGGTATTGGAAGAACGGCAAAGCTTCATCGAACACTGTAGAGCGCAATTCCCGGCCACTCAACGAACAGGTGATAAGCAGCACTGCCTCCGAGGTTTCTGGTACGCTGAGCCCGCGCTTTGTGGAGGAGTACCAAGGATTCCAAACAGATCACACCGCCTTAAAGCCCTTGGCAACAGCGTATGCCCCTTTCAAGCCTACCCGTTCTTCGAAGCGATCGCGCAAGCTGAAAACAGAGAATAAACTATGAGCGACATACAAGACGACGCCTACAGCGAGGCCATGGACGAGATTGAGAAACTAGAGAACCAAAAAGAGAAGGCGTTTCAACAAATCGATAACCTCAAATCGGAGATTGAACGGCTAAGTTGCGAGGTTCAACGGCAGAGTGCCGAAATTATGCGACTTCGGGACGCGGCGAAATGAGCAAGTTTACCGGCACGTATCCGCCTACTTGGACTAAAGAATTTCGAAACGCGTTCCGCGCTGCTCGCGGTAATAAATGTGAACGCTGCTGCCATCCACATGATCCGGTGAACGGATACGCTCTAACGATTCATCATCTAGACAATAACAAATCCAACTGTGAAGAATGGAATCTTGCCGTGCTTTGTCAGCGTTGCCACCTAACGATTCAAGGGCGTGTAGATATGCATCAAGGATGGCTGTTCGAACATTCTGCATGGATGAAGCCACACGTCGAAGGTATGGAAAAAGCAATGCGATTAAAGCAATGCGATTAAAGTAATCGATATGAACTACAAATTAAAGTCTATGCCAAAGAAGAAATCTAAAGAACCTGAAGTTATTACGATCGCTGAACCGGCACCACCGCAAGAACTAAACGGCGAGACCGCGCCGAAACCTGATCAGAAATGCTCGCAAATCCTGCGCGTTGTTCTGACTGATGACGAAGTGAGAGAAAAGAGCCGAGCATTGGCCGACAAAGCCACAAAGTTGAACCAGTTGGAGGAGGACAAGAAACGCGCCTCCAGCCATTTCGGGAGCGAGATCAAGGAAGCGCGTGGCGAGATCACAAAGTTGTCCCAGCTTGTCACGAGCGGCTACGAACTCCGTGACGTGCCGTGCGAAGTCTGGTTTCATCGGCCTAAGTCCGGGCAGAAAACCACCGTCCGAACCGATACCGGCGAAGCTGTGAATGTCGCGATGATGAGTTCAATGGAAATGCAAATGCGGTTGCCGATATCGGAAGATCAGGAAACAACAGCAGTATCGGAAGGAGAGAACAATGGAACAACCAAATAACAGCACACCACCACCACAAAAGCCTGACTTGTCGCTAGGGCTTATGGCGTTCGAGATTGATTTAGATACAGGGAAATTCGGAATCAGATTTTCGAACCCGCACACCATGCAATTGATCCAGCCTGAACAAGTCACCGGCTGTTTCCCGATCTACGGTATGCAACTCTTGCGCGAGGAATTAGTGCGCCGATCGAAACAGGTTATCGTGGTATGAGCGACAACGACCTAATCACCGTTTGTTCGGCCTGTGTACAAGCCTCGTGCTGGCAAGGCATTTTCATGTGCGAGGACGCGCGGTACGCCGGCATCCTGCAAATCACGCGCAAAAAGCTCGTACCGCTACGGCTCGAACACCCGAGCTATCTAAAAACAGACGAAGAGCTGTCAGCAGACAAATAATTAAATAATTCTCCAGATAACGCTTGCGTGACCGTGGCAGACGATGATGGATGAACTAATATCCGTGGTTGAAGAACGCATTTGCAATGTTTGCCGAGTTCGTAAACCAATCGACGCTTTTTATTTAAGAAGTAACAAGAGAAATAGAGCGCTCAATTGCAAATCTTGTCACTGCGAACAGAAAAGGACTTATTGGAAGGCGAATCCAGACATATCCAAAAAACAAACCGCTAAACTTAAGGATTGGCTTCTTGTACAAAAATACGGAATAACCAGGGAGCAATTCAATAATTTTATACAGTTGCAACATGGAAGATGTAATTGTTGCGGCGTAAGGTTTACTCAAGAATCCAAATATCGAGCCGTTGTCGATCATTGTCATGATAATGGACAACATGTTCGAGGAATAATTTGCAACCGATGTAACAAGGTTGAAGGGCTATGTGAGTCCATTGATGTTGCTCGCTCTATCGTAAAATACATGGAGCAAAATGAATTATTTTCTCAGCTTGCAAAATAACTCTTGCGCGACGATTGCGCAGGCGTTACCTTGCAAGCATGATCCTAAACACTAAACTGATCCAACGCAGGTTGTGGTTGCGCCAGCGGCGCACCGCTTGAATGGCGATGAAAACCATTCAAATCACCGCAACCTTCACAGCGCGCGAGTTTGCCAGGACGTTAGAGCTCCTAGAAAACTCTATCGCGCTGAAGGAATCACATATTTCCAGGTTGCCGACAGCCTGGGCGGCATTGGCCACCACTGACCGGGACGCGCTATTCAGCGCTTACCAGAAGCTCGGCGGCTACAAAACCTTAATCCAACTCACCACCAATGTTTGACGACGTTGATGACGCGCTCTTCTTGCGCCAAGCCGAGGCTACATTCTTTGGCGAGTCCTACGAGGACTATTGGATGCTAACAGATGCTTCTGACTATGACGAAACTTTTGACGAGGAATTACAATGAAATTTATACACAAAACTATCTTCACCACCGTACTCACCGCATCTTTATTTGCCATTTCACCAACGCTCTATGCTTGGTGCGATAAACCCTGGTTATGGCATGACAAGGAAGCGTATCACGATCACTGCTTAGATCACGACCATGATGGCGATGATGTACCAAGACCAACACCCAAGCCAACACCCAAGCCAAAACCTACGCCTACACCAAAGCCTGTACCGACACCATGCCCGGTCCCGAAACCCACGCCTCGACCAATTCCAGTGCCGACGCCAAAGCCGGCACCTCCGGTTTCGCAACCGACGCCGCAGCCATCGCCGGTCAGCACGCCTGCTCCATCGTCCACACCTAAATCGCAGCCGAACCCTACGCCGGTAGCAACCCAAGCGTCTGCGGCTACACCGTCACTCAAAGTTGCTACAGCGGCCCCAAGCCCGACACCGGAACCTACGCCTAAACCCGTACATCCGCTAGATGGCACGGTGCAACAACCCGCCATCGATGGCGCAGCGGTGATCACTAACTCGATCGAGCAACGTGCGTCCGAGCTGCGGGATTTAGCTGAGCAGCGGGCGCAGACGACCGAGGAAACGCCCGCGCATTATTCGAAAGACGGCAAGGATGTCGTCGTAATTCCAGCCGTTGAGCACAAGCTTACGAAGCGCTGGGACATCTGGGCCATCGGCACCGGCGTATTCGGCCATTACGGATCTGGCAATGCTGACACTGGCCAAATCACGATCGGCGCGGATTATCGCATCACGCCAACCTGGATCATCGGAGTGTTAGCCGATTACGGTTACACGACAGGCACGTTCCGAGGATCGCATTTCACCGCGAACACATTCCGGGGCGGCCTCTACACGTCATGGTGGCACGGCGGGTTTTACCTGACTGGAGCGGCCTTGGCTGGCGTGACGGAGTACAGCGCTCGAGGCCACATGACCGGCAACGACTTTACCCTCTACGCCGGGACGGGTTACATGTTCCACGCTGGATCGTTCGAATTCGGTCCAGTTGCATCGCTCGAGTACGATTATGCCGACGGGTTCCGCCCGTTGCGCGAGCTCACGAGCAGGGTGGGGGCCAGGGTAGCGTACCACGCGCGCCTGACGCCGTTTGTGCAAGTCGCGTGGCAACACCAGTTACGAGACACCTGGACCGGCATTGACCGCAACGCTGCGTGGGTATCAGCCGGCCTGGACTACGCGATCAGCGAACGTTGGAATTGCTTCGCTAGCTATTCAATCGCGATCGGCCAGAAATCTAACGTGCAGCAAGTCGATATCGGGCTTGCGGCACACTTCTAAACAAACAAACGATAACCGGGCCACCCTGTAAATGGTGGCTCGGTTCTTCAATCCGAAAAACAAACACATGACCATTATTAATCTTAACGACGAACAAATCGACGTAATATTATTTTCTCTCTGCTTACTGTCGCAGCGCGCGAAAGGGACTCAGGCACAATTAGCCAGCGACACCTATGATGCCATACTGGAGCAATCTCCAATGACTTCGGAAGGATTCGACCGATGAAAGGGTGGCGCTACGATTACAAAACGGGTCAATGGATTAAAATCATGAAACTCTCGCGCAAGAGCAAAGCTTGGTTATCAACAGTCAAGGGCCGAGCAAAACGAGCGTTAAAACACTTTATTCTTTCAAAGGAAGCCAAATGACCACGGAAGAACTCATAGAACTCCTTGAAGAGATCCGCGAGTATTTCGACGATCGCGCGGACGCGGACCACGACGGCGAGCGCTTCATCGCCAATAAAGAGATGCGGCTAATGGATCTCGTGGACAAAGCAGTCGCAGAAATTCGTAGACCGCAGAAAGATATTTCCGTATGTTCGCCACCGCAATGAGACGATTTGTGATCATAACCGGTGCCATTCTCGCGTTCGCGGGGTGCGCCTCTGGACCGGAACCCACCGCCAACCCGACAAGCTTTGACGGACACGCGATGCCGGTCGTCGGGGAACCAAAGCAACACGTTGAGGCCCTATGGGGTAAGCCCGACAGGACCAGGGCCAACAGCGACGGCACCAGCGCCGCGCTCTGGGTGCCGGACAAATGGAAATTTTCCGCACCATTCTACGGCATGACGGCACGCGTCCACCCGCTTGTCGTCAAGTTCGGCGCGGATGAGCGGGTTACCTCGTGGCAACTCAACGATCAAAACATGTTTTCAGGAGAGGCAAGTCTCCAGTGAAACGCGGCCTCGGGCCACGGACCAAACGTTTCCTGCGCGAACTTAAAGCGTTCGTGCAGGCAGTAGACGGCCGCGGTGCGGCCCTTGCCAAGTTTCTCGGAGTACCGCCATCGGCTGTCTACAACTGGTGGGGCGGCAAACGGTTCCCAACACTCGAGCAGGCGTTGGGCGCAATTGAATGGATGCGGAAAGAGCGCGAACCTTAATGCTTCTTCTTACCGTATTTCTTATCCCAATCCACTTTATCCTGCCGGTATTTGTCCCATTGCGCCTTGGCTTTCTCGCGCCGGCGCAGCTCGCTGTCGCTGATAACCTCTGTGTGATGCTCAATCGTGTGTTTCTCAATAACCACAGGCGCTTTCTCTTTCGCTTCCTTAGCCACCTCAACGGTCTTCAGAGCCGCCTCCTGAGCCGCCTGCTCAGTCTTCTGGGCCGTCGTGGTCACCTGCTGACTGATTGATTGCACCAGCTTGGAGCTCGCTTCCAGCTCGGCAGAAACGTTCTGGTCCACGTGCGCAACGTTCTGGCCAATGTCCGCCACCGCTTTTTCGTTCCGGTCAAGGAACGCGCGCGTATCGTTGTGGAAAAGCCGGACCTCGGCGAGCACTGCCTCATTCTGCTTGCTCTGCTTATTGAACCCTACCTGCATCATCCACGTAACAGCGCCGAACGTCCCAACTACGATAAAGTAGCCAATCACATCGGATATGAGATTTGTCTTCATGGCGTCGCCCTCTTCGGCCGATCAGGCAATGTCATCCCTTTAGCTTTAGCGTCTTTCTGCATCTGATCATACTCAGAGCCAGTAAACTGATCATCGAGAACGTGTTGAACCTTTAAGAGCAACACCTGCAAAGTGTTCTCGGTTTGCTCCTGCCACTGTTTCGTGTCAAATTTGTATTTTACATAAGCCTTAGTGAAGTCCGAGTCGCCACTGAGCCGTGTTTTTTCTTCTTCCTCAACAACGCCGAGGATAATTTTAAGTTCCTCGAGCCGCTTGTTGTACGCACCCACGATTGTTTCCTCGTGTTCCCGCGTGGTGTCTACCACATCCTTGACACTGAAAAGCGCGAACACAATCACGAGCCCTAGAAAGATCAGAAGCCACAGGCCGATCGGGCCGATATTTCCAAGAAACCATTCCCCTCCCTTTTTTATGCTACTGATTGCATTCCTCATTCTGGTCTTCGTCCTCTAGTGATATTCGGCCGTATGCTTCTAAGAAGTTCGCCAAGCGCTGACTCGACCTTTTCCAATGCGCGCGCTTGTTCCGATGCCCGGGCTGCCAGTGTCCTGGTAGCCTCGATATCTTCCTTGAGTAGATTTGCCGTTTGCGTGCTCTGCGATTCGTACCCGGATGCGATCTTCTGGGTCGCAGTCAGATTTGTTTTCAGGGCCTCGATATATTCGGCCTGCAACGCTTCGTGATTTGAAATGACAAGCTCGATCTTTTTAAACCCCCACCGGCCCACAAACACCAGGAGGGCGACCGCACCGAACGCGATCAGTGATGTCCAAAATGCCGTCGATTCGTCCTTGTGTTTGGTAGCGAACTCGATCGCTTGATCCACGATCGGTACTTGGGCTAGCGCTGTAACCGTCTCACCGATTACCCACATGGGGCTGCACATTCTTGGATACCGATTGCAGTAGATCGCGTAGTTGCACCTGAATCTCTTTAAGCTTTTGGAGCGCTTCAGGGTCATTTAGCGCCGCCGAGACGATCGGCAGATAATAAGCCAGGAAAATAGCGGTATAGATGCTTGCGATGGCAGTCACGCAGTTGACGAAGCCCTGTAGCCAGTACATCGGTCGGAACAAGACAATGATATCCATCACATGCCCGGTGCCGCACGCGAAGATGAAGATCGCGAACGCCGTCGAGAACCAGTTAAAGAGCAAGTGCGTTTTCTTTTTGGTGAGATACACCAGCATCACAGGTATCGCGTAATAAGCTGCGGCGACCAATCCGTTCGAGATTACCATGAGCCAGATGATTGCCGGATCGGCCTGCAAACAATATGAGTGCGGCATGAACCCAGAATCAGAAAATAGATTGCTCATACAGTTTTTTACGTCAAAAGCTTTATCGCCGCCTTCATTCCGGCGCGCGGCCCGTTTAGCCAAAGGCCGACAATGGTAGTATCCACAATCGTTAATGGCGTACGCACAACGATCTCGGGATGGAGTAGAACAATGCTCGCGTCAGACATAGCTAAAGGAAACCTCCTATTGTCTTCCAAGCCTAGAAGCACAACGCTTCCGTCAACTACCGTAAATGCGAAATGTTGATTGATTTCTCTACCTAACACAACCGAGCTAGTGTCCGAAATAATAACAGGTAGATGGCGATTGTCTCTTATACCAAGAACGACACTGCTTGAATCCGTAATACCTAATGGTAAATGTCGGTTGTCTTCTAATCCTAGAAACACTACGCTACCATCCGCGACCATCACAGCGAAATGTGGATTAATCTCGGCATGCAAAACAACAGCACTGGTACCCAAGATCGACAATCCCATACGCCGCTTGTTTTCTACACCTAGCACCACCATGCTTGTATCTGAAATAATAACCGGCAAATGCCGATTATCTTCTAAGCCTATCGCTGCAATAGTTGCATCCGTAATCGATAACAACGTCATTGGCGGTGATAAGGATACGGATGCGCTATTCGTTGTCCCACTGGAATTTACGGTTCTAATCCGATAGTATAAAGTGGCGTGGAACCCAACCATTGTGTCGATAAATGATGTGGTTCCGTCAGCCAATACTTCTGATTCAACGTCTATTGTAAAAGCAGAATCATCAGCTCGATCTATATAGATCTTTTTAGGAGCTGTCTCATTATTTGCCCAGGCAATTGACGCATTTAGTCCTGACCACGATGCCGATAGTCCTGTTGCCGCTAAGGGTGCGCCGCTCACGGTTGGGAAAATGCCGTCCAATGTCCAGTTAGGGAGATATGTATCCCACGAAATCGTCATCGTGCTATCGGTTGGAAACACGATAGGGAGCCAAAGGTGGGTGTTCAGTCCTGTAGCTGTCGGAATTGAATGGCCCGATCCGTCATAAAGAAAAGCGCCTTTTCCGGTTCCGTCGTCTCGGCCGGGAATCTTTATAACTTGGCTACATTGGGAATGGTATCCTAAAGTTTTATCTTCAACAGTGGATGTTTGAAACGGATTTGTTTGTGTTCCATCCCACGGCCCTAGAGGAGAAGATGCCGTTGTATAATAACCATGAGTGTAAGCGCCGCCAGTTTGGTCAGTAAACATCAGAAAATACGTACCGTTCCGGTAAAACATAGTAGGCGCTTCCCGTTGATTTACGCCATAATCAATAGTGTACATGTTCCCCGCGCCGGTCTGGACATCCGTGTACGCAGCGTTCAGCTTTGCGAACGACATACTAGTTCCACTGCCACTGCCATTATTTACCCATATTAAGTATGGCTGGCCGTTAGTTGGATCAACAAAACTGCCAAAATCCAATCCTGTTCCCGCGCGACCACCAACACCGCTATTAAACGTGGTAACAAGAGTGAATGGACCATCCGGGCTACTAGATGTCCAGGACCGATGATATCTTAAGATTGCGCCACTTTGATAATCTGCCGTCCATGCTACATAATTATTATTAGCGGCATTATAGAGCACCTGCGTCCTGTGCAGAGTTAGGTTAGGAAAATCCTGATGAATCAGACTGCTATCATAACCTAATGACGCGGGACCCATAATCATGCCTCTCCATTCCCAGTTTATCAGGTCCGCTGATCTGTAGACTGATTCCCCTGTAAATGGGCTGCCTGGCCCTCCGTCTGCACATGTTCCATAAGCGTACCAATAACCGCTTACCGGATCTTTCAAAATTGACCCTTCGAGTCTATTGAGCCTGTATCCTCGATTAACGTCAAAAATATTTTTACCGGGGATAGATTGAGAAGGTATAAAGAATGTCCAAGGCGGCTTGTAGTCGGCCGTTAGTCCACCTTCGATATTTGGAGACACCCTGCTATTTGTTAAACTTGCGCTGGTGGCTATCGCCCTAACGTTGGTGTTGGCGCTAGCTGGCGCCACAAACGGAACCGTATATAGTGTTGAGCTTGTGGTTGGAGTCGAGTTGTCCGTTGTGTAATAGATATTAGCGTCGGTCGTCAAGCAAGATAGCCTTACCCGGATCGGCTTATCGTAGTATCCTCCTGGTGGGGTCATGTCAGGTTGAACCGCTGCCGCTGTGACACCGGAGGTGTAATTGCCGATAAAGTCTAGATCGGCCAAAAACATGCGCGCATAGTTGCACCATATTCGGTAGTATCGAAACGTCCAGTTGTACGGTATGCTGATGGCGTATTCCTTCTGCAATTGTCCGGGTGGTGGAGGGGATGTAATCGTAGCCAGAACCGCAGCGCCAGTTGCAAATGTAGAATCATTGCTCCCTTGAACTTGTATCCCAAGGCATTCGTTCATGGGGGAAATTCTAACCCTAGTTAGATTTGTGGCCGTTCCACAATCTACGCCGACCCAATCAAAATTATCGGTTATGGTTGTTTGCCAATAGGTGGATTTATCGGCATCTATAAGGCTGGCCTTGGTTCCGGTTACGTCTTGTCCCGCGGTCCCTAGCTGCGTACTGTTAAATAGAACTTCTCCCTTGCTGTATGTAGGAGGGGATGGCGGCCCAGAGCCGGCAGTCGTGGTGAACGTGGTATCGGCAGAAAGGCCGTATCCTCCGACATTTTCAGCAAATGCCTGGACGTGATACGTGGTATTTGGCTGTAAACCAGTGATAGCCACAGAGAACGTTCCGGTGCCAAAGCTTCCAGTGTTTTGAACGGTAGCTCCATACGACGTTGTCAGCCCGAAATTGAATCCCGCAATAACGCAATTGCCCGCAGCCGAGGACACGATTGTTCCATTCAGAGTCGCTGAGTTGGATGTTACCGATGTTGCGGCCTGCACCGATGCCGTTGGCAGATTGGCCTTGAATGCGGCTATTGCAGATACCCAGGTTGTAGATGCAGCAAGATTAATTTTGCCTGAATAAGTGCCGGTAGCGCCAACGACTTTGTATTGGCCGAACATGCCGTTGCCATCAGAAGGTTGGTTTGACCATCCAGGGTCAATATTAGCGAGAGTCCCACCTCGCATGAATTGCACAAGGAAATCGTTTGCGTTTGTGGTAGTTATGCTGCCGGCATTAACTAAATTTGAGCTTGCATGTGCAGTTGCATATCCGTCTTGTGATGACGAAATACCTGTAACCTCCAATATCACGCAAAGAGCCGAAGTCTGCGATGACGATAGATGGCCTGTAACGGTAATTGTTCCCCCGGTGACATTGAATGCAGCCCAAAGTTCGCCCGTATTACCGCTCTGAACTCGGGCCCCCATTGACGTATAGGTGTTTCCTAAGTTGTCTGTAACGCTGGTTACCGATCCTGAGGCCGTAAACCAGCTAACCCAAACAATAATGGCGTTGCCAGTAGTTACGGCAGCGCCGAACGTTGCATTCGGCGTTGCCGTGTTAGCGCTACCGGGAGCCTTGGCTTGGATTGCAATCATAACGTCTAACTACATCCTGGCATACTTATTAATTAATCGTTAACGAGAAATCCGCCGCATTGAACGTTATCACGTTACCGGAATAGATCGTCTGCTGATTGCCAGATGCATAATCGTTGAGCAAGATCAGGTTGCCACCAGAGCTCGCGTCCCTTAGTCCGGTAGCCACAACCGGCCCAAGTGTACCGCTAGCCGTAAACCAAGCGAGAGGATACGAGCCGCCGGCCCCGACTTTTACACGCGCGGAAGCAGCCGAAAAATAGGATGTTGTATTCGGGATCACAAGACGAACGTACCCAGATCCAGTAAGTTCAACACCGCCCAAATCGCCTAACCCTGGCGTGGTCGAGAACATGCACACGTACCAGTTAGCTGGGATCGTAGGCATCGTTTGATTTTTACCGAACCAAACATCTTCATGCAGGTTCACAAAATAAGTAGATTCTTGACTAGGCATAAAACATTATCTCCTTGTTATATTAGCTTTGATTTCCACGGTTGTTGGGTTCGCGACCGTAAACGCGTTACCGATCGGATCGACTATTAAAATATCAGTAAACACCTCGATGGTGTCCGGTAACCCTTGAGTATCTGCCGTCAGGATTGCCGCATTAAATGTGTTGTTTGGTACATTACTAATCGTTATTCCTGAATAAGGCGGCGTTGTTCCTTTAATGATCAACGCAGCAGAATTCGGTAACGATTGATCGCTCTTAAACGCCATCAGGATTTGGCACCCGAAAAGATTACAAGGTGACCCATCCGCATGAAACACCTGGACTTGCAACGTGTTATTGTTATCGCGGTAGATAACGAGTTTCATGTTTGCGGCGCCCCTCCTTTCGCGACCCACACGACCGGCGTCGCGGTGACATCGGTCGTCTCGTAAATGTTGCCGTCATCGCAGAGCGCCACGACACCGGGCGTCTGCGCGGTCTGGGTTACGGCCGGAATGATCCAGGTGAACTTGCGCACGATCGTCTGCGATGCAGGCATTAACGCCGCACGATATTGATCACTGGTGACCGCATCAATGAGACCGGTGTTTGCAGCCGCTAAAACAATTCCCGCGATTGCATTGGCAAGATCCGAATCGATTTGGACTATTGCAGCCATTGAGTTATTCACTAACAAATTGCAAACATTATCGCCTGACCTGGCACTATACTTCCAATAAGTAAAATTACATCGCCAGTTGTTAGGGTTGCGCCAGTTGCAGCCATATCTGTTGGTGTTGCGTTTGTCCCGGCGATTTTACCGTTAATTGCATACGTTAAACCACTTGGCGTAGTTGCTCCTAACTTTAAAACCACAGAAGCGGCATTTACATTTGTTGCAGTAATAAATATCGGGACACCGTATCGTAAATTATTTAAGGTCAACGTCACATAAGCGTTTAATACCATGTTTACATGGACAATGCTTGCACCCTGACAATTCACTATCTGATTTGTTGTAACGAGCCCAAGAGACGCCGTCAGAGGTTTATCTGGTATCACGAACCGAGCATCTACAATTTTACTTGCAATTATTGTAGTATCCGTGCTAGCTATTAAAACAAAAGCTAACGGAACTTGGTAACTGCCATCAGGTATTATCGGAGTCGGGCTTGTTGCCGGCGCACCGTATATAGCACCTGCCGTTGCCGTCAACAGATTCCAATAGATCGTCGCGTAATACGAATTTGATCCAGGCGCAGCTAACGATACCGTTTGCGGTGCAGCGCCATTATTCAACCACGCCGGTACGGTTTGCCCTGGCCTAGGAATAGTGTACCCGATATCTACCAACACAGACATCGCCGCCGGCGAGTTCGGCACCACCGCAAGCGCACCGGCGAGCTGACCCGAAATCGCTAAGCATGCATCAACTGAGTTTGTATACGACGTTCCGTCACCATAATTAGGGCGACCAAGAGGATTATAAGGGACAAGCGATTGATTGACTGCTGGCATATTAAATTCCTATTGCGTGCCAATTAATTGTTCCGGCGATAGGCGACCCGGCATTAAACACCTGAACCGTAAACCCCGTCAGCGTATAACTGGTAACTACAGCGTACCCAGATGACCCGGATACTGTGGTCACCGTCACACTCACTTTTTGGCGGAACGGAATCGGGAAAGTGATCGTTACGCCACCGGACGGAACCGATACACTGAAATCCGATTGCGTATTCTGGACTGAATCAAGCAAGAGCCAAAGGGACGACACTGAGACCGGCCATTTTCCGCTAGTCGGGTTCCATGTAACACGCGGCTTAATGTACTCGTCAGAAACAAAGTTAGATGATACCTCGATCCAATTACCAAACGTGATATTGTCCGAGCTCGTCTTTATCTGCGCCAGGATCGATGTCCAATATTTGGATGATCCAGCAATGATTTCGCCGCTCATCGCATCCACGAACCCGACCGGATGCGTGTTATCGAGCGAAAGATTAAACTTTACGTAGCGCGCGATGTAACTCGCCGCCAACGATCCCGGGCCACTTGTCAATTGATTCCAAGTAATACGATCGCTCGACCAACTGATTGAGAGCGTTTGGGAAACAGACCCGTTCGAGTACCCAAATTTGCAGACAGCGTTCAGTGTTGCATCCCACGGATACGGTTCGTTTACATCCTGTATATAGCTGATCGATGTCGTTGGTTTAACATCGAAAATGAAATTGTCAAAGAGTTCAAACCCGGTGCCGCCTGTTGGCACATAGCTCGCATTATGAATTGTTGTCGGAATCACGCAGTAACAAGTCGGATGCACGACGCCGTTAACAATCGTTGCTTGCGCCCAGGTCGGGTTTAACGAGATCAAGAAATCTTCGCCGGCGATCCCTTGATTTAACAGACCTATCAAATATTCGTTCACGATCTCTGAGTTGCGAATACTTGAACCGCTCCCCAACGAATCGATCACAGGAAACTCAGCAGTGCATACAGCAGGCCATCCATTAACAAAATTGTCAAAGAGCTCAAACCCGGTGCCGCCCGGCGGCACATAACTAGCCATATGCGTATCTTGCGGCAATAACCCGTACGATGTCGGATGCACTAGGCAATTTGTGAGAATCGTACCGGCTCCCACGTCCCAATCCAGGGTAGGCTCAATTCCGGTATCAAGACCGTGCTGAACCGGCCCATAATTCTTTTCCGCCAGAATGTAAGTAAACGCAGGGATCGTCAGGATATACGTTACCGGGATCGAGTACGATCCGAACATATCCATTGACGCTAAGTAAAATTTCCAGACGTTGGGCGGGATATTGGTAAGCTGCACGTTCCGGCTATTTGTCACCTTAGTGACTGACACCCGAGCGTTTGACCAAACGCCATTCACAGCTCCGTACCTGATCTCGTAGCCGACGACGCCTGGCGACGGATCATCTTTCCAGTTGAATAAGACGGCGTTTCCAGATGTGCCAACAATGAAATTACTTGGCCCTAGCAACCCGCTTGACCCAGCATCACCACGAAACGTATAGGAAAAAATCGATGACAAACTGAGATCGTAAATGTGGGTTTGATTAAACCCTTGCAGCTTGAAATACCATGTATCGCCATTTTTCCATGTTGAATGCGTAACCATAGGCATATTCGCGCGTTGAACAAACCACACTTGCTCGTTGGTGTAATGCTCAACAATCGTTGTTCCGAAACAGCCACGGCGTGTAAATACGTGGTAAAGATTTGCGCCGTAAGCGACCACTTGGCCAAGTGACATGATCTCGTTCCCGATAAAGATCAACCACTCAAAATTATCTCTCGCTAGATCCGGTTGCGATTGAATCAGCGCCCCGTCAAAATTATTAGCCTTAAGCCAAAACCCAACTGCTGTATCTATTTCACCTGTGATCCCCGTCTCGGCCATTAGTTTCGCTCCAACTGCGAATCGACACGAAATATTCGTATCATCGTACACCTGGCTTCCGATCGGATCTTGGGTAAACCAGGGAATAAACCCTTGCATTAATGGATCTTCGCGTTCCGCTAAAATCGTTACCATTAAACTGTAAACAGATTTTCCGAGCCCAGGCGGAAGTTCCACTATACGCGCCAACGTTATATCAAGCGCTTCAATCTCTGGTTTTGTTGGGTATGGCGCGGCAGTATCTGCGTAAAGCGTCGGAAACGTACCGCGTTCCTGTTCTATCTCGACTTCGCATGTCCATTTAGTAGCTTCCGATAAGGTCATCGTTTTGACTCGGAATAGGCCAGCTAGATTGTACGTATCCGAATCGATCTGGATAAGATCGCCAGGATTAACTCCTGCTACGTACTCCTTCGAAACCGTTATCGTGCCGGAAATGATCGGGTTAGCGTAAAGCATCCCGAGCACCGAAGCGGCTTGAAACGCTAAATCAGGATTACAGATCCACGGTCGATCGTAATTGACAAACTTAATGTAGCCAGTGACTAACTGGTTGCCGAAGTCATTATAAATCGCGGCGTCATCTTTAAAATAGTTGTACTGATTTACGAACTTGACGATCGCCTGATTAAGCGTGTCATCGAGCATCTTGGTTGTAATCTTCGGCTCACCAAGAAAATCATGATCGTTCAATGTCGTGACAGGAACAGCATTCACATGCGCAAACCGGCCAATCTGCAACTGTCCAGTTGGCGACATCCTGATCCAACCATCAAAATATTGGAGCGCTTTTTGAATCAAGCTTTTGAAGGTCTCAGCCGCATCAACCTTCGGGTTAATCATTATATAATTGAGATGAGTATCGGCAATTGCATTCCTCCAATTGGTAAAATCCGTATTATCCGGTATCCCGGCACCGTAGACAGGATGGAACATCCATTCGTAAATACAACCAAACGGGCTGACTCCTAGTTCCTCAATGTAAAGCGCGTGATTACCTGGACCAAAGTACTGATCAAACTGTGCACAAGATGGATGCCTCTCTAAAACAACCTCTACGTTCGGTACCTGCGTCGTGTCGCTGGCGCCGTAAAGGAGTTGCAAGAACTCAATTCGACAACGCCACCGATACCCAGGATGTCCGTAAGGTTCACTTGTTCCAAACCAACTAGGCGCAGGATCAGTTGACGCTCCCCAATAAATGCGGATCTGTCCATCGTCACTAGGTAACCCAATTTGCGCATAACTAGGGCTCTCTGACCTATAAATACTTCCAACCCAAACAAGCGAATTATTTATAATTATCTCTCGAATCCGATCCACTGGACCGATACATAATATACCAATCAAATTAGCGTAGTACTTGTGACCTACCGTCGATGTCGTTGCACCTTTGCCAGATCCCTGCTTTTGCGTGATATCGACAACACGCAATCCATACGGACCACCACACCACATCACCGGTAACTTCACGAGACCTGCCACGTATGGAATCTGGATAACTTCCTGATTCGTGTTCGTTTGCGGTATCTTTATCCCGTACGGATCACGCTGCTTGGTTGTCTTATTTGTAGCCGTGCTTACTGATGACATAACGGAAGAGCGCGAAACGTGGCTTGATATTGTTTTCGAAAAATCGGCCCAGTCATATCGAACTTTGTAACCCCGTATGGATACACGGACTGCACCGTGTACACTGAACTGATCGCGATCCCGCAATGATGCACACAAAGACCGTACCTATAACAAACAACGTCACCAGCAAGTATTCCCTTTTGACCAATGCGATCATCGATTGTTACTTCGCTAGAAACGTCTCGACACAGTTCCGGATGACGTTCCAACCATTCCAGAATAAACGACCTTTTGTTGTGCGAAGCGTGTCGAGGATCAATATATGGCAACGGTTCAGGCATAACCATGTTGACTGAAGCAAACACCGCCATAACAAGGCCGCCGCAATCAACGCCGCCTCCTAGGCCCTTAGCTGAGCTAGCTACATGAAATGGCGTGCCTTCCCATGACAAGGCTTCAGCCACAATCGTCTGTCGCAATTGCTCGATTGTCATTTGCCGCCTCCCCCACCTTTACCGCCACCGCCCGACCCACTTTTAGTCGATACCCCTATGATGTTTGGCGGGTCGATTGGTATCCATGGGTTACCACCAAAATTGATGCTGTTATTAAATTTACCGATACAATCTTCAACAAACCGTTTGCCGCACCCAGGATAAACATAAACGGTATCGCCAACAGCCAAATGCATAAATGGCCGCGTTACATTGATTTGAAATGGAACACCGGAATAACACACCTGCGCATAATTGATTGACCTAACTTCGTACAGATCGGTTTTTGTTGGTGTTTCGATATAACCCCACACCAAATATTGAGCAGGCAAAGTAAACGCTACGCTTCCTACTATAGTAACTATATTCCCGCCGAAAGCCGTAACAGTCATTCCAATTCTGTACTGAGATAGAGGCACGCCACACCCCATCCCGTATAGATCCCAGACGCACGCGCGTTGAAACATCATGCGCGATTTTTGGTCAAGCGCAGAATCAATCGGCCTGAACGTAACGGTAAATTTGTTTCCTTCCGGATCGGACTGGACAGCCATACCCCAAAATGTTTGAAGCCTAGCGGCAAGATTAAACCGGTTTGTCTCAATTATTTCGCAGATCAATTTACCGTTGAGACCATAATTACCATTTTGCGTTATCAACGAGAGCGGGTTGCCTGTAAAATCGTACGATTCAATTTGCGCTTCATCACTGGTCGGATCGAGCGAGAGTTTGATGTTCTTATGGTTGAACGGTCCAGGCTGATAGGTTCCATCGCCTGACATGGTAACAGCCGCCTCGTTACTCGTGAACCTGTACACCTGCGCTGTAGGCACCTTGTGCGTAAACCGATACAAATAAATCGGACTTCCGTACGTTGCCGGGGTTGAATATTCCTCGGTAACTTCGACCATCTTGATTTTTACGGTCGCAACTTGACCAGACTCGTATGTCCACGCAATCGAATCATCATGCAGCGTTACCAAAACAAGATTACTAATCTGGGTTTGACCCACTTTCCATGTTCCGGTCACATTCGCTTCACATGTCAATGTGCCACCAACGATTAATGTGGCATGCACCGGCTGCAACCGCGTTGCATCCGAAAGCGCTAGATACCCTTTACCAGGCGTTACGTTAAACGCCGGATCGGAATAGGTCGATACTTGCACAACAATCTGGTTCGCGGGTGATCCAGGCAAATTACCGATCAGCGTAAGATCACCGCGCCATGTCGGAGTCATAAACGGCACAACAGATCCAACCGTACTAGTCACCCCGGCCGTTGTAATTGACGAGAACAGATTTTCTATTCTTTGAATTGTCTGCCGCTCCGTACAAACAAACGTGAAATCGAGTACGCGTCTGACAGCTTGCGGATAAACAGTTTTTTGCGGGCGCCGATAAAATCCAATAGGATCAATTGAAATATCGACCTCTGTCGAATCGGTTTGTGCAACGAACGTCGGACGCACATCCCAAATCGGATAACTCGCAAACGCCGAAATGGTTGAACCCACCGCCGCCAAATTTTGCCCAAGCGGAGTCAGCGAGTAAAACACATCGCAGTCTTCAATGAAGGTGACCTGCGGTTCTGATACGATATCACTGTCGTCCGATACAACCGGCCGCGGATCGAACCGGCCAGCAATCAGCGGACAAATCATACAATCATTTTTCGACCAACTGTTTAATGTATATGTACCTGCGTACAACGTTATTGTATTAGGTCCAATTGAATAAACATGAATAATTTCATAATTTCTATTCGAATCAAGGATCACGAAATACTGAGAATATCTAATCGGCGGCAGCTTGATATTGATTATGTTTGAAGCAGCAGCAATATCTGAAGTAATTCCAGTTTCATCGACCCAGACCGGCATAAACACCTGCTCGTTCTTTAAACGGCCAAGGCCCTCTCTCAATTCCGACGCCTCAATCTGTGAACTAACTAACGCAGTAAAATCGAACTTCCAGCGTAACGCGCTGGTAAACAACATCCGGGTTTGGTTATTGCGCAGTGTCGTGTTTTTGGTGGCAACAAACGACGGCGTAAGGATCGGCGCTTTGGCAGAATAGTTAGGCGGGAACAACCAAATGGCGCACGGTAGAGAGTTGAGGGTAAAAAACTTCATCCGATGGTTTGGGGAATCCCGATTTCATTTGCGGCGCTTCTTGCGTGATCGATTACGATTTTCCGGCCATCCCGACCTCGCATCCAATTGGCGAGCGATTGCCTGTCGTCAAAAAAACCAAAATGCAAAGCCTGCTGGCTTTGTTGAGCCGCGATTGATTGCAGATTGATGTTTGGGATTCTGCCACCGCCAACCATGCCGCCATCGGCGAACCGCGGCGACGCCTGATTGAGTGAATGAATGACGCTCGGGCCGCCTATAGCAGACACAGCGCTCGGGGTTAAAATTCCTTCACCGGACCGCACCAGGGCGATCCTGTTGTCCGTGTTACTGTAGCCCCCAGGCACTATGCCGCCCTCTTCGAACGCTATAGCGCCCGCGTAGGCCGCTGCGGCGGCGATGGGCGCGATTATCCACCCGATATAAGGTATCTGCGCCGCCGAGCTCCACGCGCCGGCTGCAGCCGATTTAGCGGCAGCCAGTTGTTCGCCTTTATGGAGTGTACTTCCAAGCGCGGCGCCTACCACAGCTTGTAACGAAATGTGGATCAACTGATCTACAATCGAAGTACCGGCCGATATAAACGCTTGTTGCCAGTTCTTGGTCTGAAATATGAGGCCGGTCAACGCGGTCGATGTCGCGCTAATTCCGGTCTGGAGCGATTGTCCGAAAAACTGCGAAGCCTTGGCCCCTGTAAGCTGCAATTGGTCACCGAGTTTAATTAACCCTTGCTGAAACTGTCCGGTCCAACTTTCGCCTTGCAACTGAATCTGGGTCTTGGCTTTGAGCAAATCAAGTTTATCAATTGCCTTTTGCAAATTGTTAACCTGCGTCTGTTCCTTGTCGTTCAGACCGCCTTGAGACTTTCCTACATCTTCCACTTGCGCCTTCATCTGCGCGAGCTTTTCCCGTTCCTGATCAAGCGAGTCCAAGAACACTTGCCCAGCCTTTAAATTGGCCGCATTCATTTGCCCGAGTGTCGCTTGGCCAAGCTGATGCGCTGCGTTGTTCTGCTCAATCAACGTGCGGTAGGCCTGCTCCTTCTCATTTATCTCGCTCTGAATCACCGATATTTGCTGCTGATCCTGAACATCCTGACTCGGCCCCTTTCCGCCGCCACGCCCACCACCGCCCTTCGGATATCCGCCTGGCGGCGCACGCAGGCCAGGTGCGCGGCCTGTAACCGTAATCCCGGCTAGCGGGATATCACCGCCACCCGCTGATGTCTCCGGTCCGGTTACGCCAACAGGTGGTCCGCCCTGGCTGCCTTCGCCTTCACCAAGCGGCAGAGCGCCGGCTGATTTTACTGCAAAATTTGAAGCAGCCTGTAACGCGTTAACAATCGCGTGCCCGACTTGCTGACACCACGATATTACCGCCACGATCTCTTTAATAATCGCCTCAAATTGCGCGATTATATACGAGGCCCCAGCCGCAATTGCTGGGTCGTTGAGCGCCGCCGCCATCGCGGTAAGCGCCTCCGTGACCGGCTGCACGATCGGTTTAGTCGCTGCAAGCGCTAATTGCTCCCATGCGGCCTGGACCTTCTGTTGTGCACGCTCAATCGTTGTGCTGCCGTCCTCGTGCGCCTTGGCATACTCCTGTTCCTTCTGGATCAACAGATCCGTGATGGTACCGTTCTCACGCGCCTGGACCACCTGTTGCTTATCCAACCCCAACCGTTGCACCAACTGATTCGTGTTCCGAACGTTGCCGTTGAAAATCTGTTCAAGGTCCGTGATTAATCGCTGTTGCGGGATATGCAAAGCACCTGATTGCGCCGTCAACTGCGCCACGAGCTGGATCTGCTGGTCTATTGAAGCGTTCGCCCTGGTCGCAGCAGGATTAACTTGATCGAACGCCTTGGCTAACTCGCTGATCGGCACCTGCGCCTGGCGCGCCACCTCCACAAGCTTCTGCATCGCTGCAACACCGGCCTTCTGCGCATCGCCACCGCCAAACTTCGTTGACTCTGTACCAAGCGTACCGGCCACTCCTTCCCCAACACCCTGCAACGTTTTTTGGAGCTCTACACCTGTCGAAACAAGCTTAGCTAACGCGGCCGCGAACGCGAGCGCTGCACCTATCCCGGTACCGATCAAAAGCGTGTTGAAAATCCCTAGCTGACCGCTCACACCCGTTATCCCGCGCCCTAGCAGGTTAATCTCGCTCCCGAGCGCCCCGGTCCCCGGGATCGCCCTGGTAACACCTGCCGTCATCAGCGTCAGGTTGCGCTCAAGCTGTGCCGTGTTAATGGCAGTGTCTTTGGTGGCCACCGATGCAGCACGCATGGCGGATGTGGCCGGCGCGAAATCCGCCGCAGTCTTGCCAACCGTGCTGCGCACTCCGGTAAGCGTATCGATCAACTTTTGTTGTTCAGCACGAAAGGCGACCTGGCTAGCGTTCCATGCGGCTGTCGTTCCCTGACTCGTAGCAATGTCAGTGTTAAGCCCCTTAAGCTCAGCGCGTACCGCCTCGAGCTCCGCTTTTTTCGCCTGGATTTGCAAGAGTATCTGAACTGTACTTTCAGCCATAGTACGCCCTAGTCATTCGGTTATTGGCATCCTTGTATTGCGCGCCGCCTTCCTTGCATAGCACCGCCGCGATTGATACCGCCGTCAGATACATCTGATCCCGGTTATCGGCCTGTTTCATTTGTGCGGCGATCTGGTGGGTTCTCACAACTCTTGCAATAGGCCATTCAACGACTTCGGCCGGGTTGGTTCCGGTGATGATGGCGACCTCGAAACAGATCCGGCCAAAAGTGAGGCTAGCTCCTGCCGCTTGCTTATTTGGCTGGCGAGGACTTTGGCCATTTTGTCGATTGCCAGCCCGTCCCTCGCCAGAAACCGGGTCAAGATAGGGTCATTGATTTCCTCGCCGACCGTCAGGATTTCGTCAACGACCTCATACGACAACGTCGCCACCCACTCTTTAATTTTACCAGTAAAAAGCTCAACCATTTTTCCCTGGTCGCCGTACGCCGTAGCGTAGGCTTGCAGTTCGTAGACGTTGAGCTTTTTCACCCGAATCTCTTCGGGTTGACCCTGAGCATTCATCACGCTCAGAGCGCGATAACCTTGGATATTTTCTAAATCAGTTCTCGCATCAACCATTGAAGCGGCTTAGCTATCGGCGGCCGCATCCTCGCCTTTTTTGTTATCTAATGTGAACGCCTCAGGATTCTCGAACAGTAAATCCTCCCACAACTTCATATTCTGATTCCACGCACTTATGATTAAGTTTCGACCTTGTACAGGTTGCCAGATCCAACCATCGACACGTCGAACGTGCATGACGCAAAATCGTCCGGCTTGTAGTTAGGCAATTTGCTCGGGGAAAGAAAACAGTTACCGGTGAGCCGGTGATTGAACCAAGTCGAGTATTGATCTGTGAATGTAATCTCGACATATCCACTCTTATTCAACAGATTGAACGTGTCCGCTTTCCATATCCGCGGGAATGCGCTCGCCGTAATTGCTGGCAGATTGTACGTGATCACGATCGTTTGAGTGCCGTCAACGTATGTCGAGCCGTACCGGAACCGAACCGCGCTAGCTTTTACGCCACCACCAATTAGATCGTAATCCACGCCCTGGACAAGCACTGTCGCACCCTGCTTAATGGTCGTGATTGTCGGGTTCTCGCCCGGAACCCTGAACACGTCGCCGGGAGCCACGTTCGCGCAACTCAACGTTGACGCAGTTGCCGCCGTCTGAAGGAACGCCGCTTTCGCTGTCGATCCGTAAAGTTGATAGAGGTTGGCAATCGGAAACTCGTTACATTGCAACGTGAACACAGGTTTAACCGTTGTCACCACGCTTTTGGCGGGCTGCAAAAACCCGTTAATCGACCATTCCGCCTCCTTCTTGGTAATCCCGAGATTTCCGGTTACATCGACTAAATTACCAAAATCGATGTACCGATCCGTCACGCCGGCAATCTGAAAGATTACAATTGCCGAAACATTAATAATGTTGTTTGAGTCACCAAAATTCGCACTCATATCGTTTTAACTATTATTTCTGTCGTAAACACCAGGCTGTAACTGATCGGTCGGCGAACGTCTGGCACAGGCTCGAGTCGTGCATTTGCCCAATAAAGCAATTGCAAATTCGGATCAATCCCAGGAGGCACACCGTGCGGCTTGTAATTAAGGAGTTCAAGAATCCGAGCACACAGCGTCAACGCATCAAGACATGTACCGGTCAATGATTGGTTGATGGCTACAAACTCGGATACCTGGATCTGAATATTTACTTCGCCGACGAGTGGTAAAATCTTCGGCTTTTTCGGTTTCCAACCGGTAACGAAGATGATCACAGCTACACCCATCTTTGCGATCATCTCTTGAGTGTAACTGATGATATCACCGACCTTCTGAGTGATCACAGGAACAGCTTTACCATTCGCGGATTGCGCCCCGCTAAATACTGGGTCAGCAATCAATATTGCTGCAATCGCAGTCTGCAACTGGATTAAACTATTAGTGACACTCATCGCCAGAAACCTAGATCACCGAGGCAATTATCTTTTGACCCGAATGCTGACGCATTCTGATCAAACACCATACTTGCCGGCGGCTCGATCACGAGTTTTCCGGCCGCCGCGTCATCGAGATGCTTAACCGCGTCTTTGTAGAGCGCGGTGCGTGAATCGTCCAAAAACGCTTTTCCCCCAGGGAACGACGACAAAAACTTGTATCGCGCAATCTCAACTGCATCGCCGTAGAGCTCTTCTGGGATCGTGTCGCCTTCACCCATCCTCGACCGATTCTGTGACCACGCGGCCACCTTGCCGCGCACTAAACTTACCACCCAATCAAGAATACGCTGCAACCGATCCGGCTGATTTTCTTCCAAGCTCCCTTCCCCGAACAAATCACGTTCTGGTTGACTAAGAGCGCTCAGCATATCGTCCGGATCAAATTGCGTCCACATAGCCTAATGTTCTTTGACAGTGTGACTTTAGGAAGTTTGAATCCTGGTTGCGATTCCTGCCCCGGTAATGGCGAACATCTGTTGCCAATCCAGATAGTACACATCAGAGCGAATCTTTTCTTCGCGATACTGACGCATCGCCGTAAACCGATTGGACGCGCGCACAAACACCTTCATAAACGATGGATCTTGAATCCCTGGACTATCCTGGCCGTAGAACACAAACACGTTGTTTGCCGAACCGCCAACATCGGTGTAGAGCGCACCACCGCCGATCTTGATTTCCAATGGCACCGCAAATAACTGTTGCGCGGTATCGATCGTTGTCGTCCCAAGCCGCGTGAAACGAATCCTGTCGAGCACCTGCTTGTTATTTTTAAACATCAACCAGGATGTCAGATCGAAAAAGATCCGGTTCGGAACCACACCGGTTGCGTCCGTGGTGGCCTTAACAATCGTGTCAATCTCGGATACCGGATCAATGGTCGATGTTCCGGACCATACGCCGTAAGTACCCGTAACAGAGACGTTCGCCTTCATGAAGACGAACAACGATTTGAGGTAGTTGTTCAGAATCGAGAGTGTCAAGTCACGAACCTTGATCATTTCCAAGGTCGATTCGGTATCAGGATTCTCGCGCCGCTCAATATCGTCGATAGTGGTTTCAAGCGAGTTCTCGGTTAAGACTCCCTGCGAATCCGTAACTGTATAAGCTAGACGCGCCGCACCGCCACCAAGCGATCGTCTGGTATCAATCGCTAGAAACGCGTTTCCAGATCCGTAGTTCTTATAAAAGAATCTTTCGGTTACGACCGGAACCTCGGGTGCGAGCCATGCCGCAATATTGTTCTTTTGCGCCCAATCACCTACGATCCCTTGAGCATACGTTAACAGTTGACTAATATCATAAGCCATAAAATGTTTTCTCCTTTCCTTTTTTAGAGTAGGATCGCCTCAACAAATCCGTTAAATCCCGTTCCGATCGCTTTTGCGACAGCCGTATTAAGCACGGTAACGTTCACAACACCGCTTGCCGCCCAGTACAACAATTGAGACGGCACTGGGATAATGCCAGATGCGCACTTGATAAGTACGCTCGCCCCCTTGGCGCAATAAACATCAGCCGTTAACGTTAATAAGTTAGCGTCACCGATGCACACGCCGAAAGGCACGTTTGTGCCTACTGACCACGGCTGAACAACGCCGGCATTCCATTCAACCACCATCCCACGAACAAGCGTCGACCCGGACGCGACCGCGAACGGCACCACAGGCACCTCGCGAAATACACCGCCATAAGTTAACATGATAATTTTCCTCCTTGGTTAATTGTTTGCTGCCGCGAAGATTTCAGGTTGCCGAGCTGCGCATATTTCCCACGCGCTTTCCCAGCTTACCCCTTTGTGAGCTGCCTGATATTCGAGCACTGCAGCCTTGCAAAGCTTGCCGCTGTTCGTACTGGATAATGTCGTGTCCTTAACGGGAGCGGGCCTCCCAACGTCCTTATGCGCCCCTGTAACCGTAACCACCGTTTTAAATGCGGGATTCGGAGGCAACGATTCCATGTGCGCTTTCGCGCCGTCGTAATCCGCCAAGATCCACTTCTTGAGACTGGCTTTTACCGTCTCATTTTTGGGAGCAATCTTGCCGTCTTTGATTGCGCCTTGAATCAATTGATCCGCCTCGCGATTAACGCTCTCAACGCGTTGCGCTTCCGCCGCTTCACGGAGTGCTTTATTCTCCGCTTTGAGCACCTCAAGCTCGTTATCTGACACTTGCTTGTCAGCCGCCTCTTTCAGCGTCTGGTTTTCTGCGCGTACAGTCTCCAATTCGGTCCTGAGCGCAGCCGCTTCTTCCTCTGTCATTTGGTTCTCTCCTAGGTTGTCGGTGTACCCAGCACCGTATGTTGCTGCAATTCGTTTGATCTCGCGAAACGCCGGGTTGTTTGTCAGGGCGCCAATCGCGCCGCTCTTTGGCAATCCGGCCGGGTCGCCTGAATCATTCAATAAAAAGGTAGGCGAAAAATAGCTGTAATCCCGGCCACCGACAGCAGACTTGCCGGCCCCGGTCCAATCAAGCTCGAGCATTACGCCTTCGCCTTCTTTCCACGCGAACTTCTTCGGGATGGCTGCGGCAGCTCCAGACTTGTGATCGAAATCGATGTACGGCCGCACATTGGCGACTAGCAATTGGTCAAGCTCGGCCTGTAATACGTCCGCCGTCCGTTGATCGACCGTCACGCTGATCTGTTTCGCTTCACCGTTTACGGACGGGTTAATCGTGCTTTTACCGGCCGGCATAAACATGACCTCAGCTGGCAGTTCACCGTCCAACGCAACCGCATATTCCGACGTAACAAGGATCTGGCTCGCCATCGTTATCCCGAATCGCTTGCACGCCGCGCGAATCCGGCCCATGATCGTCGCCGCATCACCTGATGAATACTTGGCGCGATTCTTTGGCATACTGAAATATGACAAAGCCGCGCGAGCGTGAGCCTCGGTGTCAATTGGATATTTGTGGTTCTTAGCGTCAGCGAATTTAACACTGCCGTAATCCGATACTCCTTGTTTCGGATTAACATCTTGCCGCTTTGAAATTGCTTTTACATTCATACTGTTCTCACATTGCGCCAAGTTTCAGGAGGTAACTCCAAATCTTCTTCTTGCTTGATAAGTTGAGCTTTTACTCTCCAATTTGCCTGATCTTGTTCGATCAATTCGCGTTGCAGAACTTCCATGTTCGTCATGCCGATAATCCTTCTAAAACTGGTTCTAACTGCAATTGAAAGGCCGCAGCGAACACGTCGCGAATCTCCTCATCGGGAGGCATAGCACCCGGCCACGGCTCTTGCGTTACGCTCTGTTTCAAAGCGTAGATCGGGACAATCTCACCGGGTGCCGCACCCTTGATAGCCAACACGCCTTTGACCGCAAATAGCTCCACACCTTGGCTTGCTGCATAATCCCTGGCCGATACGCCTTTGGCTTCCGGCACCAGCGGAATCGTGAGCGCCCCGGCGCTGACCGGCACGATCGTTCCGCCTTCGATCTTGAACGCAAGGTGCGGGTGCGTGTTCTCGACAATCGCCGATGCCCCGTCGACATCTGAAATCAGGATGGGCGGCTGCCACGCATCTGCAACCGCCTGTTGCCATTCACCTGACTTCGACCCCGACATGTAATGATCGCCACGCCACCGGTTACCGAACTGGATATGGTACTCTTTAACGAATTCGTATACGGCTGTTGCCGCAGCTCGCAACTGCTCACCTGGATTCTCGCAAATCGCCCCGAGCGCATCCAATCGGCTGGTTGCCGTATCCTGCTCAATCGAGATATCGATCGTGAGGCTCATACGTTCACTCCCTCTTGGATAATCGAGAACTTGACACACTTGCTCGTTGTAGGGTGCCAATAAAGCTCGACATCATTCCAGCTAACAGCTTGGTTGACTCGGAACATGTAGTTACTCGCCGGAACGAATAACCGGATCACGCGTCCATTCGTTAATATGATACAAAGACCAACGACATGCAGATCGCCAATTATCCATCTGCACCCGCCAACAATTGATCCGTAAGAAGTGCCGATCATGCAGGTACTAACGCCTCCTGCCATTGATAGATACAATCGCAACGGCACGCCGGATGATGCGGCACGTCTTCCGTATCGCTCCCAGAGAACCGATCATTTATCCCAATCCACCCGTCCGCCGCGTTCTGATCGCACTCATCGCACACACGATCGTCGCCAACCGTCTCGCTCATCTTTTCCATTGCACCCGTCATCGCCGCGACGTTGCGCGCTGATCGACCAGACACGAATGCCAGCGAATTATGCGCGATCGCATCAGCACGCTTCGCGCTAAATCCGCTCAATTCCGAGATACCTTTCTCGATTTTATTGATAGACCACTGATCGGCTTTCGCTTCGCTTAACAGATCTTCGAGTTGCGCTATCAACACATGCCCGATCGTGAACCCAGCAACGGTTGCTACGGCAACACCGTGTCCCTGATCGTAATGAGCACCTAGCAATCTTGCCGATTCATCGCGGGCGATCTGTCTATTGTGCTGTTCGACGTTACGCAGAAAATTACTTGTTAAATCCAACCCGGATGCTTGCATTGTCTCAATTGACGAATCAACCACGCTCTCGTTTAGAATAAACGACGCACTGTCGAAGTACTTATCTAACCCGCGCTCAAGGATTGCGTTCCCGTAATCCAGTAACCCTTCATTGCCATTCTCGGCCACGTAGGTTAATAGTAACCGCTTTTTCTCGGATAACGCCGTTACAAGCAATGCCGCAAGAGCAGCTTTAAGGCCTGGATGGGGATCTTTGTGAGCTTTGCGGTATCGCTTCATTTCCAATTATTCTATTGGCGAGTACCCATCCTTGAATGCTTTTTCAGGCGAAATTGATTTGTATCCATCGGCGTAAACAACATAAAAGTCTCCAGTCGTTGGCATGTACCGAGAGAATAACTTAGGATCTACTTCTATCGGTGCGAATAACGGTTCGAAGAAAGATAGCGTATTCCCTGACACTTCTTTAATTCTAAGTGCCCAAACTTCCTTGTGGCACTTGTATCTAGGCATTTCTGCCATTGCTTGATGTTCGCTCATCCCGTTTCCTTTTCGGGGCGTCGGCAGTCGGAATCGAACCGACCAGCGGCAACCGTGGGTTAGGGGTTACCTCCTGCCATAGGTGCCGACTTCACTAAAGTGTTGTCCTGGCGCAGCTCATAAGTCATGTGCTCAATCTCATCCTTTAACCAATCGATATAATCAGCACGTCGCGTCTCCACCATCGATTTAACCTTCTTTTTCAGTCGGCTGGCCTCGATAATTAATTGGTCACAAGCCTGTTCAAGGCCGAGGCCGGACTTAGCCAAATCATCAATCATTTTAGTATTGCTTACTTCCACTTTTATCCTTTCGTAATTGATTCACACCAACTTTGGCCGGATGTCCCGCCGTGCAGTAAATACGCGATACCTCCCGCACTCTCGGGCGACGCTTGAGCGTCTTCTGGGTGCGCATCGAAATACATCCGCATCAGACGCACGGAGTTAACGCTCAGCGCCTTGGACTCGGATATATCGCGAGCTCGCATAACCGCCATAATCGAGCCGCCGTGACCGTACTTTTCCCTTAGTTTCATCCCACGCTTCATGCTGGCCACAACATGCTTTGGAGGTCGCACGGTCACCTCTCCTGCGCTCGCCGTACCGCCTTCAGTCGATTCCGGTTGTCCGTCTCCTCCAGGCATCCCGCCACCTCCACCGCCTAATGATGCATCTTTAAACTTCTGGTCTGATCCTATCCCGGGCGGCGTGTATAAATCGTCTTCGTCACCTGGCTCGGGAATGGAGTGACGCGGATAAAGAAAGTCTTTCGCCACCGGTACCTGCATTTGCTGAAACAATACCTGGTCCCGTTGCGCAAGCGCCAACTCATCGGTTGGTTCCTCGAGCGTTCCCTGAAGCTGCGGCCGTTCAGTGGTCTCGCCATAGTTCAGAAACAGAATGGCCGGGATCAACTGATTATTAATCACGGTCTTGACAAAATCCGCGACTCCGTTGAGCACCTTGCGCTCTGTGTCAGCATGGACCTGGCCAAGTGCGCGGTTGCCGCCACTCGATCGAACCGCGCTTGTCAGTGTCTGACCAAGAACCATTATGTCGCATTGTTCATCGGCATCAGCAGCAAGCACACGCTGCGGCAACATCGTTCCGCCTGTTCCTTTCGCCTCTAAGAGCGACACTTTCGCACCAGCCGGGAACACGCCCCAATTGGCGTAGCCCATCTGTTCAAGCATCGAACACAACGAGTTAAACGTCGTCATATCGCCAGGCGTGTACTCGGCCATCCGTGTCGGCGACCCGAACATCTGACAAAACGTCATGAACCATTTGAGCCCGTACTTTTGCGCAAACCAATGTGGAGTCAGCGAGCGTAACATGGCCGCCAAAGTCGGGTGGTTATTGTATCCCTTGAAGATCCCTACGAGAAATTTGTTATCCGGAAACGGCTGCAACGATTCCCAGGTAAACGCCAGGTTCCCGCGCGGATTCAACATCAGTTCATCAGGCTTGTCAGGAGCGAGCCCGTACCCGTAAAACCTTGCTGGAAGCTTGCGGGTACACTGCGGCACCACGTCACCGTCGCACTGTGTCCAATAAACCTCTGAAATCGAGAAACAACACGGAATAGCGTCCACGAGATCTTTGATCATCCCCGAGAAATCCGATTCGTCCTTCTTAGGATCGCCCTCCATGTTGAATAGCGCGCGCTCGACCAAATCCGCTTTTTCTTGTGCTAAACCTGAAGCATCAGACCCGCGCCCTGAAAACGGCTCGATGCTCCAGTCAAGGTTCGCTACATCGCGTTTCAGGCTTAGGATGTTCTTTTGGAGCCGTGGCCATTCGTCCACCATTTTTTGGAACAAACGCTCTTGCCAAACCAAGTTCCCTATAACCGCCTGTTTGAGAATACTCGCCAGTTGGTCAGGTTTCAGCTCTCCCCAGAGCTGGTACAGCATTCGGTCGCGATTCGTGATATCGACCATGCCGCGCGTATCGGCAGACGCCACGAGTTTTCCACTCGGCGTCGTATTGCCGTTAGGTGTCGGGACCTCCATCGGAGCCCGCGACTCGATCAAACTAGTTTTAGTTTTACGCAGCATTTTAGTGCATCGCGCCAAAGTGAATTCCAGCGAGTGGAAGGAACATAAAAATCAGTGATAAAACGACAATCACCACACAAACCACCAGCACCACCTTCATAATCGGTGCGGGTGCAAATTGCGACAAAACCCAGTACAACAGGCAAACGACAATCACCAAAATCAGCCAATAAATTAGTGATCCAAGCATAACTTAAAAACTGACCTGAATTGTGTGACCGTCCGTAAACTCGATCGTGAGCGAGCGCGCCCCATGAAGGATAACAGGGCCAACTCCAGGCGTATGAAGAGGATCGCTTGATGCCTCTTGAGACGGTGTTGCCGGTGGCGCTTCTTCTATCGATTGCTTTGGTTGATCGGTATCGTCTGGCATTTGTTTCCTTTCTATTTGGTTAATTCACGCCGCATAAACGTGAACCCCATTCATCGCTATTGGCTCATTTAACAGTTCCCAATTATTGCTCAATATCTCCCGAGTAAAGCAGTCGCACCGATAAACTGTGCTGTGCAGAATCGTGCGCGCGCTCGTCGCTAACCAATTCCGCCGTTTGGCCGTGTATTTGCTTACCCACGCCTTTTCGTTCCCGCCATCCTTTGGAACCTTTTCAGTGAACAAATTGCGGATCGATACAAGCACAGATCCGGAATGAAGGAACGAATCGGCGATCACGAGGAACGATAAGGGGAGCGTAAAGCCATGTTCTTTGGCCCACTGGAACGCCGGCCCTAAATAAATGTCGTCAAACGCTTCTAGCTGCACCTGACCAAAAAGAGGATCTTGCCGGCCGGCTGTTTTTAAGAGCCCTACGAAATTAGGCTCAATACCTGGATCGCCATTACGGAGCGCCATGATATAGGGCGCCATTTGGATTGCGAATGCACCATGCTGATCAATGTATCTTTCCAACACCTTGAGAAGGTTACCGCCATCAGCCGTAAACCCGATCGAAAGCGTACATTGCTTACGACCCTCGTTTCCGTCACGGTAGATGTATACGCTTGCCGGATTCCATTGAGGTTCATCAGTCTCTGCTACCGATAAAACGCGCCGGATCAATGCCACTCTTGAAAGATCGAATGGGACAAAATCGGCATTCATCGCTTGGCTACGCCTTCGGTGTCAACGGTTGCGGTTGTTCGGCTGGCAACGGCGCTGGCCCGCGACTAAAGTGAATCCCGCTTTTAAGCGCCATTACAATCGTCACTGCAGTCCCGATAGGTACCGCCATATCGCTCAACTGTTTAGCGATGGAGTCGCCCCGCTCCGGATGCCCGACAATAGTGAAGTAACATGTCACAACACCCGTTGCTGCTGATATCAACGCCGCAACCGACGCTTGAGGATTTTTCTGAATCGTCTCAAGGATTCCCATGCGTTTCCTCTTTTGCTGGCTCTGGTTCAACCGGGACATCGACAACCCTAACGTCGGTGAAATGTCCTAATGGATTTGGCGCTGGAGCAGGTAACCCCGAGGTATGAATTATTTCTTCCATAGCTTTTGATCTGAGTACTTGAACGGTTTGAGAACGAAATTGATTGGGCCGGTCTGCTCTAAGACGAATAGTTTGCCGTCTTTGACGAATACGGTCGGGTTAGAGGTAGGAATGATTTCTTCCATAGGGTCAGAACCTCATAAACGACGGTGCGAACATGTTTTCAGGCAGATGCACCTGCGCAACTAATTGCGCGTTCCATTGTGACGGTCGACAAATCATCGCTCCAAGCACAGCATCCGCGCGGTCAGGGGAGGGAATGCCGCGCCCTACTAAATCTTTTTTGCTTTCGATCTTGAGTCGTTGTTTCTGGTCGTACTCGCGTTTCCGGCTAGTCGCCTGTTCGATGAACAACTTGTCTTCCGGAATGATCATGTGCTTACCGTTCCCGAGCCCGAACTCGATTATTTGCGCCGCCTTGAACCAGATCTCCGACCCGCGGTTCGCGTAATGCTCCGCGTCCTCGGCCGGCAACCCGTTATTGACCTCGACCACCGGCCATCCGGCGGCTTTTAAATTCGAGCACATCACCACCCCTAGGCCACCTACGTCAGCAAAGATCTCAGAAGCATGCAGACGCAACCGCTTAAAGTGTTCGATGAATTCCCGGCACGCCTGGGTAGGGTCGGGATTGCGCCACGCAGCAATGAGCGTGACCTTGTTACCGTCGCGTAGCGCAATCACATTCTCAGCGCCGCCCGCCGCAAAATCGCAGAAAGCCGCGCGTTGCCCCGGATTATGACTGAGACACACCTGGCGTTCGAGCGCCGTGTTAATTACACCAAGCTTGATCGCCGACCCGGACAGATCACTGTCAAATTCCGAGTCATGCTTGGACGCGTACACGGCCCGGTCGAGCTTAGCTTTATCGAACGCCCGCTGCTCATCGCTGATGTGCGGACAATCGCGACTCGTTACCTTACAAGTCCAAAAGAACGCTTTCAGTTTGTTGAACGAATGATAGAAATCGCCTTGAGCGGCGCCCGCGGAGGAAAACTGGCCGTAAAAGGTGGGGGTACACCGCCCGATCCCCTGGAATTTCTCGTCACTGATCGCTTTCGCTTCATCGACGATATAGAGAAGCGGCGATTCAACCGACTGGTGCCAACCCTCAAGTGCTTCCGGCCGATCTGTGGAAAACCCTTGAGCAAACCCGCCTTGCGGCGTTTTTATCTCGACTTGGTTCCATGTCCACCCTCGGAAGTACGGTAGTGGCCGGTATTGCTCGATCGCCGGCCAGAGGATTGATTCGAGCTGAAGGTATGAACCACTTGTGAGCGCACACCGTCCAGTTGGCCAGTTATAGAGAAATGCCAATACAGCTGATGCAATAACCACACTCGATTTGCCGCCTCCATTACAAATTACCCCTGACACATGCTTGCGTTCGAGTGCAATTAAAATTCGCATCTGCCAGTCATAAAGGTGCAACCCGAGATAGGCGCGGGCGAATAGGCAGAAGGGCACACGCGGTTTCGGACGTTGAACAACGATAGAAACGGGTGGTGACGCTTCTATTTGCATTCGATCGCCAGATCCGAAACGTCTTTAAACCACAAAGACAGGTGAAAAACTTCACGAAAATTCTTAAACGTGATCCGTTCAGGAACTTCGTAAACGAACACACGTACCTCACTTAACCCTAGGCAATTGACGGTCTGCGGCTGCTTACCGTGATTGAGAAAAAACGTCGCGTGGCGTTTTTCGCCGACTTGTAGGTCGCGCAGATTACTCATCTTTTTGCAAAAGATGGCCGCGCCCGACCTCGATAATCCATGCCGCTAGGGCGCTAAACCATAACGGCGCTATACTTTAAAGTACAGAATTACACAATAACATTCTGCCAACTACTCTTCTTTTTCTGTTCGCGGCAACATTTCGACCGACGTAATATCGGTCCCATCCGCTTTCAGAACCGCAACTTTCCGATTGGAAAAGTCATCCAGGAACTCTAACACTTTCGGGCCGGATATGACCAACGCACCGAGCGGGCATTGAATGAATAGCCGGTTTGGTTGCGCTAGGTATACCGTCGACATGACGTGATGAAACAGGAATCCATAACAGTTGCCGTCCTCGGCCCAGAACCGAACGATGTCAGCGTTACCTATCTCCCATGCCAATGACCGGCGCGGAGCAGCGTACTGCTCACGAAGTGATCGGACACCGTTATCGCTCATAACCCATCTCCTGTTCTCTCGATTTTCGCTGAATACGTTCAGGTAACCGATCAAGTTTCCCGGCTAGATATTCCCAAACTGATTTCCGATCACCGGGACGAAGTACGGCTTCTTTGAACGCATCGCGGCAATCCGTGAAGAAAATCGCCCGGTGCGTGGCCCGCGACGCGAGGACATAGAAAGTTTTCGCATCCAATTCCGCAAACGAGGAAAGGGGAGCGATCGCAACAACCTGCCGCACAGTGCGGCATTGCGTGGCGTAGGATGTGATACAGACGCCCTGGTCCAGATGCATAAAGTCACGGCGCATCGAGCGGCCGTCGTCAAGGGTCACGCGGTCGGGCTCGATTGCCGCCACCTTGGCGATATCGTTATTCTTGAAAGCTACCCCACGCTCTTTAAATCCCTCGGTGATTCGTACCTGGTCGCCAACACTGATCGCCATGTCGTCCGACTCATAAACGTTCCACTTCCCTTTAGATTTCGGGCTAAACAATTTCGATACGCCATCCCGGTACAAACTGAATCGTCCATCGCCCAACGGCTTCCCGATCACCTGCCATTTCTCGCCCGCTTTGAACCCACCGGAAACCTTCGTGTGAAACGACACCACGCGGCCAACCTGATAATGAAGCGGATCTTTCAGTTCAGGGCCGTTGACATTGACACGCGCCAACATGGTAACCGTGTGATCTTGCCGTTCGATCTTTCCTTCCGCCTTCAAAGTCTCGCGAACAATCGCCGTCGCTTCCCGCGCTTCCGCATGAACCGGGCTCGCAAGAATCGCGAGGTGACCGGACCGCACCGCCTCTAGGTGTGCGTCAACCGCTTGCTGGCGAAGATCCGATTGCGATACTACCTCGCGGATATCGCCGTGCTTATCGAGCCGCGCGTACCCAATCGCACGCCGATCGCCGCCCGCTTTCAGATCCAACACCGTCTCTTTCAAATACGCGACTTGAGCCCTGTAGGTAGCGGTCAACTCAACGGACCGGACCGAGCCCGAGTCTTGCAAGATCCGGATAGCGTCGCCGCGCTCCGGACTAACATGCTGATCCGAGTCGCCGCACGTCACCAGCCGACACCTTTTTTCTTTCACTAACGCAACCAACCGACACATCTGCGGCACCGACACCATCGACACCTCGTCCAGAATCAGCACGGACCCGGGCGACAAAGCGTGCTGCAATTCCAAATCTTTTTCGAACTTCTGAAGGGTGATCGCGTCCCTAAAATCTTTGTGGAGGTTTTTCTCGCTCGCCGAGGTCGGTGCGAGAAGGATGACCAACCTGCTATTTTCCCGCAGCCCGGCCACGACTTCCTTGAGCAGCGTTGTCTTGCCGGCACCGGCAATCCCGCTCACATCGGTGACCAGATCCCGCGAATTCCAAACGAATCGGGTAGCCTTAAGTTGATCGGCGGCCAGGATTATCTTTGGATCCACGATCGGATAATTTGGATCCGCCACCATCGCAGACTCGCTATCCCATCCAGTTCTCACCGTCTTCAGCATCAACGCCTCTTCCCTTTTCACTTCCTCTGTCGTTAAGTGTCCCTCCTTGTCCAAGTGAATAAATGCTACGCCTTTGGCGAACTTGAGCGCTTCATCAAACGTCATTGACCCGCCCGTTGCCCGCAAAAGTTGGCCGGCAATATCCAACTCGTGAACGACTGACTGCTGTTTAAACGCTGAATGAAGCACCTCGGACTTGGCTTCATCCGGTGTACGCCAATTCGTTCGGGGTGCCGTTGTCACCGCGTCTCGTTGAAGGGATGCGCGGATCTCCGGTGTCATCTGCTCACGAAGTTTCGCAAGTTTCTCTTCCATGCTGACGACCACCTTGCGTTTAGCCATCTGTTTGCCTAGCTCGTTGCGCACCTCAGTCTTCACCTTGTCGTAGTCCAGAAACTTCCCAACCTTGGCCGCAGCCCGCATCCGGTACATCGTCAATGTCTCAATCCTGTCTCGGTTCCCGAGTTCCTCTTTCAAGATTTCGTTGCGCCGTTTGCAAAAGATCTCTTTGCCTTTCACGCTCGTGATCTCAAAACTTCGGCCGTCCGGTGTGCGCTCAGTACCAACGCCGAGATTGATCAGGCCCCGATCAATCTCAGAAAGAAACACCGCGTCTACCGTATCCAAATGTTTAATTACGTCATGGAGCTGCACCGCTTTAAGCCGCTTTTCCTCGCCGTCGAACGTGGTATTAAAAACGTAGTTATGCGCATGCCACATCGGATCGGGGACGTGCGAGCCCACTGGCCGAGCGTCCCGGTGAATCACGCTCAAGTACAAAAGGTTACCGGTAACACGATCATCCTGCGCCCCGCCGATTCGTATCCGCGTCTTAGCAAGCGACTCGGCCAACTGCATCGCCTTAGTGTTCGCCGCAACGCAAACTCGCTCGATAGCATCCGCGAACTCGCCAGGATTTTCCGCCATTACTTCCGAAACTGTTTTTGGAACGATGCATGGCAGATCCATGCCTGTGCGTCGATCCCCTACAGTCTCCAACTCACGCTTTCCCGTTTTGGAATTCACCACCCACTCTTGCCGAGTCGTATTTGTCTGTAACGTGATCCGTTCGCCAGTCTCAGGATTTACATTGTTCTCAAGCGACGTGAACACACCCAAGTTCATCTCCCGCTTTGATAACCCCATATGATTGAACGTCCGCCCCTGGAGCAATCCAACCCCTTGCCAGTAGTAACACGACACCCCCATGTGTTCAGTATAATACTTAGAAGCACTAGACTTTCCAGAACCGTTATTAAACTGTTTGTGTCGGACCATTTCCTTCGATTATCCCTAAAACTTCTTCCACCTTTTCGGACTAAAAGTCATGACTCAAATCTCCCCTCGCGCTTCGCGTAAGGTTCAAGAAATGCCACTTGCATTATTCCTATAGAATAGTATTCGTGCAAGCATGAAATACGCAATTCTCTTTGTTCCGATCATCTTAGCTGGCTGCGTAGGCCCGATGACGAGTAATTCCCCACGACCAAAGATCACACCCAGGAGCTTCACCGAAGCAGCAACATACGGCGTTGACTACAAGGTGGGACCGTACACGTACATTTGCCGGGTGCCGACAAAAGCAGAGTACGCAGCAGGATACAGGCGGAATTTTATTGCCTTGCCGAGCCATCATCGGCTCACGTATCAGGAGAAGCTTAATAATCTGGAGTTCCAAAACCAGATGAACCAGATGGATATCAATACTAACGAGATCGAGCTCGACACATTGAAATCTCAAGAGTTTAACTCAGGACTTTGGTAATATTCACACCACGTCGAATCCATCTTTATCCCGGCGACGTTTCACTATTCGCGCTCTGTTGCGCTTGAGCCGCACGGTTTGACGCTCAAGGCCGGCCATTTGCGATTGATTGAACCAGGCGGCCAAGATGCTAGCGAAGGGAATACCCACCAGCCAAACACTGCAACCCACCGCAGCCGCGCTGACCACCATCGGGACCTGCGGCGACCGCAGATAGTTCAAGGCCGGAAAGAAATGGTACGCTTGCGTGGCGACCCAGAAAAGACACGGCGCGAGGAAAGGCACGTTGTTCATCGCGGCCAGGTAGCAGGCGACCGCGATCAAGAGCGCGGCGATCGTGATTAGGCTGACCGCTTCTTGGATCGGAGTTTGATTGGGATTGTTCATCACTTGGCAATCTTCCCGTTATCCCACGCCCATTTGAGCGCCTCTATCTGATCGGCTTTTTCTTCTGCATCGATGATCTCCGGTTTTTTCTCTTTGCCGCCACGAACAAACTCGAACTTAGGAAACGTTTCGCGGTACGACAGTCGATAGGCGTCATCGCACTCCGGGTGCATTGAGCAACTTCCGTTTGGTACACCGTCGTCATTCACGGATGGCCACCAATCAAACTCACTTCCGACCGTGATAGCCTCGCCGCACCATGAGCACATGCCAGGGCGGCGCTTTTTGATTCTAGGTTTTTCGCGTTCGATCATAACTCCACTAATGGTTCAAGATATTTATCTTCTATAAAAATCGAACCATTTCCGTAGGGTTTTCCTCCGAACCCATCAGCTCGAAGCTCAGACCAGCCCGGTTTCATTCTATCCTTGGTCACGGAAAACACTAATTGCTCATCGATGAGTGTTGGTGTCGTTTGTGGCACATCAGGCCATCGCCACCATCGGAAATCCATCCACATAGAAGAACCAACCTTAATGCGAGCATTGTCACTCATGCCTGTTTAAATCGCCTTACCGCCCAACGCTGATCCCGATTCCATAGCCGGCCGGATTGAAACAGGATACCTTCCACGACATTCTGATTCTTTTTACCGCCGTTCTTGAGCCCGATAAATTCTTTCGGAGGACACGAATCCTCTTCCACTTCGGACACACTCGTCGATGCATTAAACCCACTGGCCGATTGAATCGACCCACTTGCTGACAACGAATGTTTGTACCCGGTCTCTTTCGCGATCACCTTTGCCGCCCATTCGTTCGTGGTCGGGTCACCGTTCCGGTGAAAGATCTTTGTGGCGTGATTGCCAAGAAGCGTATCAACCTTGTGCCGGCCATCGCGTCCGTAAGCGTCCAGAAAGTTCGGCAAGTTCTGGGTGAGCCGAACCACTGAGATCCCTTTCGACCGTGCAGTAGTTTGGAATAGCGCATCTTGATCGATGGTAAAGTAGTGCGCCTCGTCTTCCCACAAAAAAACTGGCCGACTATCCGGTGCCGTGTAATCCCGGCGATCAACCGCGCGTTGGAAGAGTTGCGCCCAGATTAGCGCCGCGTACTGGCCGACCTCCCGATACTTAGCAACCGGGATATCGATCACCGCAACCTTGCCATCAAGAATGTCCTGCGGCGTCAGGTTGGTCCCGGTCCCGAATAACTGCCCGATCTTGCCGCGGGTGAGCGGATCGAACATCCCGGTAAAATCCGCGTCAATCGTTTCCCGAGTCTTGGGCGCGAGCGACGGCCGCTCTAGCATCCAGTAGTTCGTGATCAGTTTCCATTCCGGATGATTACTAGCCGCTTGGTTACCTCGTTCAAGAAGCTTGAATAGAAAGCTGGAATTTTGCCAATCGTCTGACGCGGCTTGCTGCGCATCCTTCGGTGCCGACACGATCATTTCGTAAAGCGAGCGCAACTGGATAGGTTCAGACGCCAGAAGAAGAAGTGTGATTGCGTTCCGTAAGAGTTTCTTTTTTTGCGGCAACCAGAAGTGTGCTTCAGCACCGCCGACCTCGGCCCGCATATGAATGCTGGCGACGTCGACGAGTAGGGTCACGATGTTCTCCGCGAAATCGATTCCGCTGGTTTGCGCCTCGTAATCAAGGAAGTTGAACGTGAACCCGTTGTCGACGCTAAAGAACCGGCCATCGGATTCGCGGCCCGTTGCTTTCAAGTATGAGCGCCATAGATCCGCCTCGTCTGTTTTAAAGCATAGGACAAGGCCACCAAACCCAGCTTTTAGATATTTGCGGGCTAGGAGCGCACCAGACCCGGACGTTTTGCCACTGCCATTCTCGCCGAGGATCACGACACCTTGCGCGGCGTCGGCCAGCGTCCAGATATCCGCATAGTGTTCACCGAAACGGACCAGGGGGAATTCGAGCGGCCACTTCCCAGTTGGTACCGGTGCGGACACTTCCCGACGACGCGGCCATGATAAAAAGCTCATTGAATTTTCGTATCTGCTCGAGTGTTCCAAGCTGCGATAGCCTCTTCTTCTGTATCAACCTGCGCTCCACCAGCCGAACAGTTCTGGCAATAAACTCGTGCAAGCTGCCAACTATGCGTACCAGACGATGACACCCCTAAATCTTCAGTCGGCTGTATGCCTAGATAACTTGAACCACAGAACGGACACGGTTTGAAATTATCCTTCATTGAAGAAAGTACCGGTTCGTCCGCCTATCATACACAATCGTCCCCGTTACCGGCTCTCCCCCGTTCTTGAGCATCTCCGCAGCGACAACATCCCCGAGAATCCGCATCGCCGCAGTCTGCATCCAGGCGGCCCCGAACTTTTCCGAGTAACCTTCGCGCTGGATATACTCGACCACGCTCGGTTCCACATTAACGCAATGACCTTGCGCGTTGATGATCTCCAAACACTTGTTTACGTGCAGTTGGCCAATCGCCTTCAGCGTCAGGAAATCAAGCTTGTTAAAAACGCAATGAAGATCGAACCGGCGAAAAGTTTCGGGCCGCATCTCGGTCGTGCCGGCCTGCGTCGTTCGCCGCACAATCGTTTCCCGATCGGTTGACCTGCTTTCCATTAAAACCCGCGAGCCTATGTTAGACGTCGCCACAACGACGTAGTTGCTCAAGTCGAGAGTCTCACCAGTCGCCAGCGTAAACCTGCCGGCGGATAAGATCTGCAAGAATACGTCCATAATGAGCGGGTGTGCCTTTTCGATCTCATCGAAAAGCAACGTACCATGATCTCCGGTCCGTCTCGTATAAAGTCCTAGCAACCCGCAATCCTGTGTATCTTGGCCGCGCAAGATTCCGATCGAGTCCACCGTCATGTACTCGCTCATGTCGAGCCTAACGAGTTTACCACCATCATCGCCAAACAAATGACGCGTGAACAAATTCACCGTCTCGGTCTTGCCCACGCCGGTTGGCCCCAGAAAAAGCATCGAGGCAACTGGACGATTCCGGAAGCGGATGCCTAGAAAGGAACGTTGCAACAACGCGACGATATCAGCCAATACCTCGTGCTGGCCTAGAATATTTTCTCCAAGGAAATCTCCAATCGTGTTGAGCCGCAACAGCAACTCGGGAGAAAGAAGAGGCATCATCGCTGCATTAAATGCGGGTCATTATCCAATATTTTAACCCTAGTAACGGTCAACGTGACCGGTGGATGAACGGTACCCAGAATCATTAGAGAAATATTTGCGCCGCGTACTATTTCTTCACGCTCTGCATCTGACAAAACCCATACTGATTCCATCGAATGATGCCCCGCCATCTCTCCATCTCGAACGAACAAAGGAACGCAATCTGCATCCCTATTTTCTTTCCAGTTCTCTGGTGCTCCTATGGCGCGTGTATATCCGTGAAATTCTGCTCCAGTCATCGCTCAATTTCCTCCACCACGCCACGGCTACCGCGCCAAGCGCTACCCAACCAATCATTGATCCGCTCAATCCTATCGCGATCAATCGCGTCCACGTTCTTCTGTGCGATGAAAGCCATTACCAATCCGGTATTTTCGCGATAGTTCTCTATTAACTGTTCAGGCGTAGCATTCGGATGTTTGGAAACAAACTCCGCACGAAGTTCCTGCTCGTATTTCTCGTAGTCTTTCATTTTGGCTGAACCTTATCGCCCCACTGTGCAAGAGGATCTGAACCGGCAGCTTGCCCAGCCTTGGACGCATCCGATTGCGCGGGACCATTCGATGGTGAACGTTGAGGAGTGGACATGGCGGCCGAGAGTTGATCGTGAAGTTTTTGGTTATCATCAATCGCCGTCTGAAGCTCACCGCGGAGGTTATTATCGCTTGCCAACTGCTGCTCGATCTTCCCGCGCGCCTCGTCGAGTTTCTCCTTGGCCTGGTTCGCATCGGCCACCGCATCGTTGATCCGCTGATCTTTCGGCAACGGCGAATAGGTTGGTGGAGTAAACACGGTGCGTGGACCCGTTGGCTTTAGCTTGTTGGCTGGCGTAAGACGCAAATCGAGCGTCTCGGATTGCTCTACGCGGTAGTAGCGGTGAGCTTCCGCCATGCCGCCATTTCCGTCCGGAAGTCGTCCTAAATCATAGACGTGGATCTGGCCTGGCTCGATTACTTTCGTTGTCAACTTCTCCGTTCGATCGCTTGTTCCATTTTGGGTTTTCCGCACGTGATGCACGATGACAGTGCCTTTCTTCCCGTGTTCCCAGTATGTGGTCTCCTTTGTCGCACAGCCTGAGAAGGCGACTGCTGTCAAGCTAACCACCGATATTATTTTCAACATATTTCTTTCCTTTTTTAAGATTCTCTTCCCCGAAAAGCGGCTGAAGATTACTGAAATGAAAACACACTTTTTGTTGTTCTGGATCAGTGAGATCGAATGACGCACATGGACGAATATGGTCAATATGCCAAATCGGCCCATAATTGTTCCAAGACATGCCTTCTCGGAACTGGTTTTGAAGGTGAAGCATTAACTCATCGATAGCGCACCCAACTAATTTCATTGTGGTAGCAGCCTTTACCGTACCTCGTCTAGTGAGACACTTATTTAGCCTTATGGCCAATCTCACTCTCACTTTGTAAGCTGGATTATTCTTTAAACGCTCCTGATAATAATCCCGCAAGTACTTACGGTTGTCCTTGTTCCAGTTTAATCTTAATTGTCGATTTTCTTTATTCCATATCGCCATGTAGGCTTTATGCTCTAATGCGAATGCGGCGACCATCGGCCTCGCGTCGCTCCCTCTGTCTAGCTAATTTAGTAAGCCTGTTTCGCTTATAAAATTCATCAGAACGAATAAAGTACGTTTCCTTGTTCGCTTCGTAATACTCGCGGTAACAGATTTTGCATTGCCAGTTCAATCCATCTGACGCTGTTTTATTTTTTGTAAAACAGTCTATGGTCATAATTATTCCGCACTTCGTGCAACGCTTGCCATCCATGCTAGTAATGCATCCTTTCAGGAGTTGGCGATGAATCTGGTTGGCTTGTACGAAGGATCTCGCGTTCCGCTTGAATAGCCGCTTGCACCGGATCTGATGGCGCTTTTGAAACTGATTGTTCTTTAGCTTCTTCTGACTCTTGACGCTTTCCACCTACACTTCTACGAGTTGGAAAAGTCACTTCCGTCGGAAAAATATAAAACTCACGAGAAGCCCGCACCCGAACAAACCGGCCGTCGCCGGTCTCGCCGTTGAGCAATTGATCCAGGTACTTCGAAAGGATTGGCGTCGTATCAGGCAAACTCGTAAAGCTGCTGCCGTGCTGTGCCTGCAGCGCTGACCCTGCCGCAGCTGTACCGGCCTGAACTGCCGAGGTCATCAATAACGCAATGAACGCCTTGGCGTTCGCCCAGTGATCAGACTCGATTAATTCGCCTTGGAGGCCGGCAGAACCGTCCTCAATCCCGAACTGCTGGTTACTCGTGTCCGCCTCGCGATCGCAAGCGATCCCTTCCAACTCAAACTCTTTGCCGTCCGGGTACACAAGCGACCATTTACCGGCAACCTCGATCCGGTCCCTAACTGCACCAGCTTGTGCGAAGCAGGTGCAAATCGCGCCGGCTGGAATGATCAGGTGACCATTCTGATACACGTCGCGGATAACTTCGCCGACCACCGGCGTATTGATGTGTGAGGACTCGACCGTATTGACTAACGCACATGGAATAAAGATCCCGCGTGGTAGCCAAATTTGCGCCTCTTTCGGCTTGGCCTCCGGTACCGGGGTAGGGGATGGCGTAGGCGCGATTTGCGTGTAAAACGAGACGAGTGTCGGAAGCGCAGTGCGTTGCTGAGCCGTTGACAATTGAGTGCTATAGGCCGGTGCTGGTTCAGGTTGCGCTGTCTTATTGCCTGGATTCAATCTGCGATCCGAAAGAATGACTTCCTTGGAGGCTTTCGATTTATCAACATCGGTTTGCGGATTAACCTTCCCTAATTCCCGTTGAGTTTGTCGTTTATCGGCCTCCGCGCGCTCTTTGTCCTGGCCGTGTTTAATGATGCCGACAACGCCGAGCGCGATTATAATGACAACGAGAATCGCGCCAGGGCCACGAATAAAGAATCTGATCAGCCTAGTCATTGTACATCTCTCTTTGCTTTAGTCTGAGTCAACGGAATCGAGCCCGGCGACACTGGCGCAGGCACCTTAAACCCGCCTTTCGATGAACCGTTGCCGTTCTTTAGACCCCAAATCCCGCCAGGAAGAATGATTCTAAACTCATTGTCCGCGCTAAGGTTTGCCCGGCCACCGTCCACGTCGCCCTGGATCACGACATCGATCGGGACAGTCGCGCCCGGTGGGATTGGCCTCAAGCAGTCGAGAAGTTTTATGGGGTGGATCTCGTTCGCGACTTCCACCGTAGCCGATCGCCCGTCGAACTGGAATGGCTGCGCGGTTTCGTTCTGGACGGTGCCTTGCAAGACAATCACGTCGTCCTTTGAGAACCGGTGAATCTGGGTCACGATCGTTTTTACGGCGCCTGAGTCACTCGTGTATTGCGCCGTGCGTGACGTGTAGGCATTATAAAGATCCGGGTAAAGCTTGCTCAATAAAGGCGCATCGTGCGCACGGCGAAGAAAACCGACGAGTAGTTCTGGTTCGTACTTCGGTCGCGCGGCTGCGATTTCTTCTGGCGTGACCGCAACTGCACGCGGAACAGCCTGATCGCTGCCAATAAACGTAACAGCAACGTCAGGCTGCCCACCGGTCGCTAAACAATCCAAAACATAGAGCTTACCGTCTAAAAGTACAGTCGCCAGAACGTGGGCAGTTTCGGTCAAAGCGTGAAGCACGAGAACATTCGATCCGTCCGGATGGTCAACCTGTACGGTTCCCCCAGCGGCCTGCGGGTTGGTTCCGGCTACCAACCCGAGGCCAAACGTTCCTGATAACGGGCCCGGAAACAAGAGTGTAGTTGTTAAAGCAGGCGAGAGCGCAATTCTGATCGGCACGCTTGGCGAGAGCACCTTCGTGGCGATCGTCTGGCCACTAGTAAGCGACACGGTTAAAAATAGAATCGCTATAGCTCTCATTTTTTAAAAGTGGTAAAGCATCTTGAATAGAGGAATCCAAAACCAGAGCGCACTCGCAATGGCCGCAGCCGCACAAAGAAACAGGATAATAACACCACGCATCATTCGAACCGTTCCTCGTAATTTGTCACTACCAACGGATACCGGCCGTTGTGTGCCATATCTCCATTGATCGTCAGCCGTAGGAACACTGTCACCTTCTTCGCGTCATTCACTATGCGACCATTAAAAATGCCGGTCTTTAAAACCTGACCCTCAATTGACACGAGCGCCGTGTTGCTATCGACACTCAGCTCTCGAATCTGGCCGGTCTCGACCTTCTGGTGTACCTGTTGCGCCCTAAAAACGTCGGCATCACGAGCCGCGTCCTTATTTAAAGCCGCCGCCGTTGCCGGGTTGAAAAGCCGCTCAAGCCGTTCCGGATCATCGTATCCGTCCGGGTTCCGGCTGAAAATTGTTTCCGCCGCCATCCTGGCAAGCTCCGCGTGGATGTGCTGCGCCGTCTCGAAACTGCCCATGTTTCCAAGATAAAAAGTATCCCTTGAATCCATCGCGACAAAGCGCATCTGCGACATAGCGGCCATCAACGTGAGGTGATTGCTCACCGGGATCGCAATCAACGCCAGACCAGCAACCACCCAACCTAGCCAAGTGATTGCCAGTCGTCTTTTCAACATGGAAACAAGCGCGCTCAATTCCTTCCCCAGTGCTCCCGATGTTCACGGCGCCGTATGATGGCCCGTTTACGCGCTAACCGTTGCTCAACGACATGTCGGTGAACTGCATTCCAAATAGCCGTTAGCCACGCAGCCGGCCCTGCGATGAATAATAGAACCACACCGCAAACTTGCTCCTTATGGCGAAGATCCAAATAGAGCCACAGCCCAAGCATTGACCACACAAATAAGGCCGCGAAAAACAAGCCATCCGGGTTAAGCCATATGTGCTCGTCGCCAGCTCGGTGAAATTGATGCGCGTGGTCCATAAGCGTGAGAGTATTCTAGAGGAAACGTTTTACAACAAAAAAAGGCGCTATTTTCCGATCGTATTACTTTTCGGCCTCCTGGCAAAACTTTGAAACGCATTCATTGCGCTCGATGACGCTACCGATATTGGAGCCGCAGCAACCCCGACCGCTGCACTCGCAGCTTGCCGACCACCTCCTGCCGCCATCCCGGCCATTGCACCAACCGTCGCACCGAATACAGGTGCCAATACCCCGGCACCACCACCAACGATAAGACCAGAAATAATAAGAGGCGCAACGAACGAGCTCCCAATCACCCAGACCGCGAGCAACACCCAGTACCCAAGCATCATTGAAGCCCCAGAGAACGCGCTCAATGCGAGATTGTTTGTCGGGTTAATGGCGAACCCGATCAATGCACGCGTCAGTAAATCGCATATCGCCCACCCGAGCGCCCATAAACAGATCGACACAAGACTGCAAAAGAACCGAGTAGCGATCCCGACCAATCGCGGGATCATCATCATCCCGATAAAAATCGGGGAAACGGCAATTTCGACTGTATACAAAATTTGCTGAACTGCTTGCATCAAGTACATGATTCCGAGCGCGATCAAACTTAGGAGATGCACAAGCGGGTACAACAACCCGACCGTGAGCGAGTCGCCAAGCTTGGAAATCCAGCCGCCGAGCGGACCCCCGTCGCCGCCTTGCTCCACAGGGCCGTCTTGCATTGATGTTAGGCCTACAAGCTGATTGCTGCCTAATTGCTGGTGCGGATCATAAATATCAACCGAGCCTTGAATATAATCGGCCGTCTTGTCCGCATAAATCAAATTATAGGTCTGGCCGCCGGCGCTAACCGTAAACGCTTGGCCTGGTTGCAAGTTGTACGCCTGAACGACATCGCTCGAAAGCGCCGCTGATTGTAGCGGCACCAAGCTTCCTTGCTCGGTATCAAACGTAAACGCGCCACGGCCATCAGCTGAAGCCTTGTCGTAATTTGGTGAGCCCGGTTGCTCATACCCGTAATGGTTCAATTGAATTCCGCTCGCTGACGGCGTTAATCCGCCATTTGAATACAAGCTTCGTTGTGGCGCTTGTTGCTGTTGGCCGCCTTGCTGCGCTGCGCCGTCACTGCCAAACTTGCGAGCTACCGCGTTTCGATAGGCCGCGAAGATTCCGCCACCAATGCCATTTAACCCCATCTGCGCCACAACATCGTTGACGCCATCTACTAACAGATTCCCCCAAGCGCCAAGACTGCCAACCATGATGACGATCACAGCCAAACGCACCAGAGTCGGTAAAATGTTATGCGTAGATTTCTCGCGTAATCCCTGACTGACCAGCAAAAGCAGTCCGCAGAACGACAGCACGAGCGTTACCCCGATCAGAATATTATGGAGTGTACTCGCCCCAGTCTCGAACCCTGGCATCAATTGCAAGAAATCGACCGCTAGCATTTAGTTATCCTTCCACGGCTTCGGTCCGGATCGGAAATTATCTGTCGGCAACGCTCGCAAGTCATTACTTGCGGCTGATGCCTCTTGTGCTGCGCGTTGCTTTAACGCGGCCTCTTCACCGTTAATCCGCGCGAATACATCCTTTTCGAATTGTTTAACGGCAGCCGCAGCAGACGAATCGGCATCAGACTTGTACGCAATAAGTTGCGCTTTAACTGATTTGAGTTCGCTGCGCAGTTCGATCTCGGCGACTAACGCCACAAAAAGCAAACCATACAACGTAAACATGTGTATTTTCATTATCTACCGCTCCATAAATGCATTTCTCTGAAATTGTCGGCCGGCAACGCTTGAAGATCGGTGTCAATACCTTTATAAGCCGCAGCCGCGCGTTGCTCAGCCTGCGAAGCGCTATAAACTTGTTGTCCGGCATTAATCTGCTGCGCTTTGATCGCCACGCGGTGCGCCACCTCGTTTGCCCGGGCACCAATCTCGGCAAGAGCGCCATTTAACCCGTCCAAAACGCCATGATACTTTTTGACCTGCGCATCAGTTGATGCCGATTGCAATGATTGCATCGCTACGTCCCGTTGTTGTTCAAGTCGTTGCCGTTGCTGTTCTAGTTGTTTCAGCTCATCGCTCCCGGCCTGCGCGATGTTGTACCGCGCTGTGTCAAACTGGTAAAGACCTTGGCTTGGTGCAACATTGTAGCCGGAATATGTGCTATATCCTTGCCAGTTCGGTTGCCGGTATGAACTTAAAATGTAGTTCATGTCGCCCTGGTATCGTTGCGGGTTTAGGTACTGCTGCCAACTCTGGTAATTGTACATGAGTTGTTGGCCAGTACCGTAAAGTTCAGCCACCGTGCTAACACCTGGAAGCGCACGTAGCGCAGCCGGGTTGCCGAGCCGCGCAAGTTGTACAACTTGCTGCTCGTATGTCCTGAGAGTGTTGAGCGCCGTCTCGGTTGTTTTGATTTGCGTCCCTGCATACTTCACGATGTTGATCACTTCATGGACGGCGTTCTGCGCCATGCTATACGGGTCATGAGTTATGATCGTGGCACGAGCGCTAAACACCAGCCCAGCCAAAATGCTCACCGCTATGATTTGTGTTTTCATTTTACAATAAAAAGGTTTCGACCATGACTCCGCGTAACCGACCAGAGTTGCACAACCTCAACCACTTGGTTGTTTGCTTCCTTAATCGTGCCATCAGGCTCAATGTGTTCCGGCACCGGTAACACCACGTACTTCCGCTGCAATCGTGTCGGTTGCGCGTCCGAGGTGTCGCCGTGGACCTGTTCTTGCATCCTGCGCTGTGCCCAAAAAAGCCGCTTAATGGCATCGCCAGATCCAAAATCGTAGAACTCGCGAGCAATTCGGCGTTCACCACCGCCCAGCGTTGAAAAGCGTTCACTTGCGGTTTGGCTGTTCGGCAACGGATGATTTGCGCACCCGGCAACCGCAACCACAACGATGAGCAATGTCGCTTTCATCGTTCCATCCCTTGATTCGGCGTCGCCGGTTTGCGTTGCGTAAACTGCCAACTACTGGCATTCAAAAAAAGCTTTGAGCGCGGTTTACCAGTCTCTTTGTCTTGCCATTGCTCCTGGCGCAACGCTCCCTCGACAAAAATCTCTTGACCTTTAGCTGCAAGCCTAGCCAGGTTCTCGGCACTCTGGCCCCAGACACGAACATCCAAAAATGTCGTTACTTGCTTCTTTTCTTGACCTGGCATCGTCTCATTTACGCCTACGGCAACAGTCGTCACCGGCACGCCCTTAGGCGTAAACTGCACCTCGGGCTTTGTTACAAGGTTGCCTACCACTTTGACATCGTTAACGTTCATCTAATTAGTCCTTCATGCCGCGTCCATCCTGACTATTTTATTTAACTCCTGTTTTTTCCGCTCAAAATCATCGCCGGAAGAACTGGTAATATCCTCGACTAGTTGGCTTATGTAATTGCGCCCGACCGTATATCGAGGCTCCTCGTTACCGAGCTGCACATACACAAAGCCGGCATACGCTTCGTCCCGATTTGTGAACTCATTCGGTTTCGGGAACCGCGTGATGTGATCTTTGATCACTTCCGGCAAAGGACGTGCCAAAAATTCGCTTAATGCCTCCAAGTCTTGTCTGTTATGATTACGCAACAGCAACATGGCCGATGAATTCGAAACGATCGCCTTGGCTACTTTCGGGCTCGCTTCCAAAAGCGTTAAATAGTTCTGGAATACGGCAACCATCTGCGCATTATATTTGCGCATCTTCTGCCAGTAATCGACAATGATCTCCTCGGCGTTTGGAATTTTAAGGAAGGACACCATTTCCTCGATCACCACTTGTTTGCGCAATCCGCGCGGCATTCCCTGGATATGGTTACGCACCTCATTAGTGATCAAAAAGCCGACCACAGCGCGGAGCTCGGATTCGCTCTCACCCATCTCACCAAGCTCGAAGTGAACGACTTTGAGCGGATCGGATTCCGAGATATCCGTACTACCGAGATCAACGTTGCTCGCGCCATCAACGATCGGACCATAAATCCCGTCCCTAAGCCACGGCCGCAACAGACTGGCAAGCGTCGCGCACAAATCTTGGTGTGGCCCTTTTTGGGTTGCCTCCGCGTGCAACTCATCCTGCAGATCAAACAGGGTAGGGAACATATCCGGCGTCCATTGCGCAAACGAATTGTCCATCACTAGATCTTCGCCTTCCTGTTCTTCACCATACTTAACGCACAGATCATAGTGCGCTTGCGGATTATTCTTGCGCCACCGCCTGAATGCCGACCGATAAACATCAGAAATCGTCTCCGCGATCACCGCGTGCCTAAGCTTGTCCTTGTCGCCATCTGCGTGTTGGCCCACGAGCAAATGCACGAGCGCCGTTGCGCTCGCCAAGTGCTCATTCGATAGGGGTTGACGCCTAGTATCGAACACGTTGAATGTTTGGTCGCCGTTCGAGCGCACGATGATAGGCTGGCGCGTTGGGTCGAGCTTTTGACAAGTCGTCATCCAGCTAAGCCCATCATCGATCACGACGATAAACTTGAATTGTGGCGCCGTCTGTAGCACCAACGTTTGCAAGAGCACACTCTTACCAGCCCCGGTTGTCGCCGCGACAAGCATGTGGAGCGGCTGCGCCCCGATGAAACAACGGCCACCTATAAGGTTGTTGAGGTGTCCGTCAGTGATCCAAGTTGCATCTTCGAGATCTGCTCGAGGCGTCGACCCAGCCGCTAACCACATGTTTGCAAGGTTGAGGTCATCTATCTTGTGATAAAAATCACGATATCTAACCCACGGACCGAAGCCCATGGCTGCACAGTTAAAAAACGCAATAACCGAAGTCGGAACCAAAGGTTGATACGTTTCGCATCCACTTTTCCCGATCGCCGCGCGAATCGCTTCCATTTTTCCATCGAGACCATCCCTCGTCCGATCATGCGCAATTACAATAATTTGCGCCATAAAAGGAACGGTTTGATTGCTCAGCAGGCGGCGCATACGATCTCTATGCTTATCTAATCCTACTTCCGACTGAAGATTTGGAGACTTTGGATCTATATTACTGACGAGTTTCGAGAAACGTTCCTCCTCATACCTTATCTCATTATCGATTGGTAGAGGTTGCATGTTCACGATCACACGCAGCCCTGGAATAGTCAGTGATGAGAACACCTCCATCGTCTTCATCCACGTCGATCGAGGCATCGTCTTAAAGACCATTACGCCGACAACTTGGCCATCCAAATAAAAGCCGCACTCAGGCGCCATCCGCGGTGCAATGTCACTAAAGCGACAAAGATCTGACACTGGACGTAACCAATCCAAATCGCCGCACCGTGGGTAACGTGATTGCCCCGGAGACCAGAACTTTAAAAGCTCATCGTAGTGCCCGATATTGTCCAGCGCTTTAACGCTGCCACCGTAACTACTTAGAAGAAGATTCCAGAACAATGAGCGCTGTTCAAATGATCGTGATACAACCTTAGAAACCTGGTCAAATCCGCGGACCGTTCTCCCATCCTCCTTCGCAAAACCTGGAAGCTTACTGGAAACCCAAAGTCGCGTTTCGCCTTGAATCAACGTCTCGGTAGCCATCCGTTGCCTGAACCGCTGGACTAACTCGGCACGAACGTCGCTGCAAATCGCAATCAGTGACTTAACTGTCTCCGATTCGTAGCGGTTTAGTGGCTCGCTAAAATCACTCGATGTAAAGTATATTAACTGAAGTTGTTCATCAGCCCTAAGGCTCCCGAGCATCAGTCGGATATCAGTTTCAAGAGAAGTATAAACATCATCGTCGCTAGCGCTTAAATCTGGAAACTGGACTTCATATCCCCTTGATAAAATTCCACCTTTTCCTAAATCGCCCCATATAAGGTGGTCTTGGAAAAAATAACCGTCTGGAATAATTAAACTCATGACAGTAAATTAAGCAAAACGAGCGAATTCTCCAAAGTGCCTTTCAGCAGCAGCGCAGTAGGCAGCATGAGCTAATTCGGCCGCAGGGAACGAACCTAGATAAATCGGACACCCATTAACTTGGATATCCGCCCGAAAAGGATTAAGTCTATCACGCCAAGTCACCCCTTTAGGAAGACACGAAGCTTTAGACCATATGGCATTCCTGGCGTTCTCCGTAGTTGTCGCCGTACGAAGATTATCTGGCCTATCGTCTATCTTGATTCTGTTTCTGTGATCCAGTTGTTTCGCTGCTATTCCTGTATAAAACAGAAAGACTAGGTGGCTGCGCTGATACAGTTTTGTTCCTATTTTAATTCTCCAATAACCCCTACTTAAACAGCCTGCAACATCACCTATTTTTGGTCCGCCGCGGCTTCCGGGCCGTACATTCCAATACATAACCCCTGTTTCAGGATCTAAATTAAACAATTCCTTTAAACGTTCCTGTGTTATCATCTTCGGCACATCAGGCTACATTTTTCAAAACTGACGTCTTTTGTTCAACTTGTTCAGTCGCATCCTTCTGGCCGGCCTTATCTAAAATTTCGGCAGCTTTGAGCAACGCCTTGATTTCCTGCTCAAGATTCGCGGCCTCGTGGCGCAACTCCGCCGCCATTATTTGCGATCTAGATTGTGTAATTGGTTTTGATTTCATAATTCTTTCGGGTGCGTTGGTTTGCGATCTCTAACCCACAGCTCCGGTGGCCGTTCTAGAGCGCCGGCCAGATACATCCGAGTACGGAAACGCCATAACAAAAACAGAAGTTGATCGCCGGCGTAACTCGGCGGCTTGCCGTTCACGAACAAGTGGATGATCAAAGTAATTCCGGCCAACGGCAAAAGGCTAACGCCGATATTCACCGGCCAATCGACATCAATCGATGCGAGAATTCGAAAGAGCGCGACGAACACGCCAACGCCGATGACAAGAAACACAATGGCGCGCCCTTGGAAAATCCAAATACCTGGACGACCTTCGCGCGAATTGTCGTTGGCGTGCATCTCCAGCGACATTAGTTGACGCCGCCCAACGTGATGTTGACGTTCGCCCCTCCAGCAGTAAAGAACGCAGTAGCAATCAACCACGCCATCCCGCCAATCGCAGCGATCACAAGCGAAGTCTTTACACCGGCCAAATGGCGTTCGCTTAACGCACTCACCGCAGCACTGATAAGGCCTCCAAACACGGCGATCAGACCAATGCCTTGAATAATCCCGCCCGCAGCACCTAACGCTTGGCCGAGCCCAGCCGCCATGAATAAGGTAAATTCGTAGTTCATCTCTCAAATCCCGGTAAAATTTTGTGTTGAAACGCCGGCACGCGATACCGATCGCCGAGGTATTGCTCCGACAATTTAGCGATCAGCTTTTGCATCGATGTTTTGGAGGTCATCGCGATGATTAGGTCGCGTTCCTCCGGTGTCCGGGCAAGTTTCGTGACCTGATAAATAGTTGGCTCCATAACGTTTCCTCTTACGGTGCGGCCGGAACAATCACGTCCTCGGTTCGCACAACAATCACAAGCCCGTTCTCTTTACTTTTGCGCACTAAAAACTGTTTTCCAGACTTTTTGGAAAATCCAGATGCGGCCGCACGCAGCCGATTGAAATCGCCCTCGACTTTCAACCCTTTTCCAGTTTCCAGCGCGGCTAACGCCTGCACGAACGCGTTGCGATAGGTTGCCTGGCTCACAGCAACGTTAACCTCGTCATCGCTGGCGTTCTCGATCGATGTAAACGCTGGCGCGGTGTTACGCGATTTAAACGGTTTCTTTACAACAGCTTTCTTTGGATCTGGTTCTTTCATTGTTTTCCTGATTCGATTCGACATGAGAATTATTCCATAAGAAACGTTTACGCAAGCACAAAAGATTGAATTTATTTTATTCTGTGGGAAAACTTGCAACGTGACTCTAAAGTTTTCTACGCTCGCCCCGATGCCCCCACAAGACGAGGTTGATCAGTTTATGCAAAAACTGTTGCGTTGGTGCAAGGAAGAACGGGGGAGGGCGCGAGAAATCGCGCAAGAGATTGGTGTCGCTGAACAAGTCGTCTCAAACTGGATACATCGGCGCAAGACGCCCGAGCTCTACCACTGGCTATCGCTGCAGAAGTTCGCGCGAAAACACCGAATCAAATGATGCAAAAGCTTTATGGCGATGTTATCGGCAAAAGTGGTTGGCCGCCAACACCGAAAAAGAAGCGGAATACTCCATCCCGCGCTAAGAAGCGCGCCCTTCCTGCAAGGAAGGGTTAGAAGGTTACGGTAGGCTAAATATTGGCTATTCACCTGTTCACCCTCAAGGTGAAGTCTCGGGATCTGGGCATCCACGCCATCCAGAGTACCGAAACGCTGCGTTCCAAGAAATTATTTGAACATAATTTGAAATAGTTGTTGATTTAAATCAAATTGTAACGTAGCTTAGAGACATGACAAACTTCTTTTCTCCCGCTCCTTACTCGGTTGTTGAATTCGTTTCCGGTTCCGCGATTCTCCGCGTATTTAACGAACAGAACGGCAAATTTATTGCCTACACTGTTCAGTTGGGCGGCAAGTCGTTCCAAACATTGAAAGCCGCGCGGACCTACGCTCGCAGCCTTCGCTAAAGCTCGAAACGCCTACGGGCGTCTGTGCGTTAACGCGCACACTGAAGAGAGCAAACTTATGACTTACAATAAACGATGTAACTGGTTAGATGACATGCGCGAGCGCAAAGCTAAACAAAAAACACAAATGACTTACGATACTTGGAAGACAACCGATCCGCAGGATGAAGAACTAGGGCCCGAACCCGAACAAACATCCCCCATTTCATGGAACCCGTTTGACGAGCATCCGGAGCAATTGGAAGCGTGGCTAAAAAGAAATGAAACCGCCCAAAGCTGAAAAGGAAAATATGAAAGAAATAATTCTTCACTTGAACAAAAAATTAGTAATGATCCGCGGGGAAAATGTATTAGGGGATAATCCAAAAAGATATTACGTACATGTAGATGGAACGATGTTCCCAAAAGTCTTCGCCACCTATCATGCAGCAAGGCTTTTTGCAGGAAAAATGGCAAAAACCTTTAGGTCGACATGGAAGGGCCACGCGGGGGTTAAATGAAGCCGCCCAGAACTGAAAAGGAAAAGATGGACAAATACAATTACCGAAGTGTGCTTCTCCAAGATGATCTTGAAACTATTGTTTTATCCATGGAACGAGAGGAACGGGCTATAGTCGAAGCCCTTAATTCTGGAAGGATATTTAAAGATGACCAGGATAAAGCGTTTAGAGCCCGTTGCTACACGCTGCAGGAATTACTAGGGCGTCTGACCGGAGATAAGATCCAATGAAGCCTCCCAAAGCCGCTAAATCGCGCTCCCTGACATGGAAACGCGGGTCACAAACATGCTTCTGCAACTGGTGCCGACATACGGCGGGACCAATAAGAAAGACAAAATGAAACCGCCCAAAGCCGTTAGCGACACTCGCGGCGGTGCACGTAAAGGTGCTGGCCGGAAACCAACCGGCCAGACGCGGGCTAGGCGCATGGTGTGTTTAACCCCGGAAGCCGATCGCTACTTCCAAATGATCCCTCGCGGCAAGCGATCGTCGGTGGTTAGTAACGCGCTAGTGAATTTCCTTGGCCGTTCCCAGTAATCACTTCTGACTCGATCTCCCTGGTAAGCGACGCCATGCGCGCGAGCTCGCTCTC